TCAGGCAGTTGCCGGCGCTGCCGCCGCCGAAATCGGCAGACTCACCACAGCGTTGTAAGCCGCCTTGGCCTGCGCGATGATCGCGCTGATGATCGCCTTGACGTTGTCGTTCCAGTCGGCGCCGATCTTCACGGCGACCGCTTCCAGAGCGGCAAGCACGCCAGCCAGCTTGCCCGCGCCGGCGTCCGGTGCCGTCACCGACGCGTAGGCATTCTCGAACGTTTCCATCAGGTCAGGCACATACGCAACCAGCTTCTTGACGTCGGCGACGACCGTCGCGACATCGCTGATGGCGGTCTCGATGGCGGTGGCACCCGAGACAATGGCGGCGGCGATCGTCGACAGGGAGATATTCATCGTGGATTCCTTCATTTCAGTTGATAAGGCCTCGGGCGCGCAGGCCGTCGAGGCAGGTTTGGGTTGTTCGGCGTAGGGTATGTTCGTCCTCGACGACGCCGACGGCGCGGACGGCCCACTGCTGCTGGGATCGGGAATAGGCGCGCAGCGAGTCAACCGACTCGACAGCAGGCGCCGCAGGGTAATCAGGAAGTTGGGCATCGGGCTGGTCCTCTCCACAGTCAACCGTCGGAATCAGGGTGTGCACGGGAGCGAGCGACGGCGCGATTGACGGCGTCGGCACCGTCTTGCAGGCTGTCAGCGTCGCGCACAGCAGCAGCATCGGAATCAGTTTGCGCAGCATTGGCGGCGATCTCCTTCTCGGTTTGCGCGCGCGTGTCGCGCGCCTCGGTGGCCGACAGCGCGCCGGCCTTGTTGGCGACCTCGACGGCCTGGGTGTTCTCGTCCTTGGGCGTACCCGATCCAAGTCCGAGCAGGTTGCGGGCGAGCGTCCATAGTCCGTTGATGAAACTCACGATTGCGGCGATAGCGGTCATGCTGCAGCTCCGGTTGTGCCGCCTGCCGCCACATACCAGGCGATCAGCGTATTGGTGGTGTTCTCGTGCTGGCCATAGCCGGCACCCTGAAGGCTTGCCCACAGCGGCGCGATTAGCTTGAGTGCTTCCGCGATGTCGCCGGCGTCGATGAGCGGCAGCGCGCGGAATTCGCTGATCTGCTGAAGCGCGATCGCATCCTGCGAACTGGGTCCGAAGTCGGCCAGATTGAGCAGCGACGAGTAGTGGGTCCAGTTGGCGAGCAGGCACTGATACGCGCCGCTCGCCGTCGAATAGAGCGCGGGCCGCGTTGTGGTCTTCTCGCGGATCAACTTCGCCGCGCGACCGCCCGCGAACGGGTGCGTGCTGAAATCGGTGAATACCTCGGGCTTGCCATCAGCGCCGGTAACGATCACGTCGTAACCGCCGCACTTCGTGACCGGGGACGTCACCGTGCCTTCGCTGCGCCGGATCATCGCGAGCACGGCCACGCGGTTCGCGTTCATTGCGCGGGCGCCTTGCGCTGCGTGACCCGCAGCAGGATAGTGATCACGTTCGCCGCGGTGATCCAGTCCGCCTGCGTTGCCGACGGGAAGAAGTGCTGCAGGATCGGCAGCAGGTCCGGCCAGTTGGCCTGCACCCACATCAGCAGGTCCGGCAGGTGGTTCAGCAGATCCTGGAGGTGTCCCACCGCCATCACGACGACGGCCAAAAAAGCCTGCCACCGCACCTCCGACCATTTCCAGAATTCGTGCCAGTCCTCGACCAGTTCCAGTTTTAGGCTGTTCACTCACGATGCTCCTTTCGGGGGATTGCGCGCGCCGCGCGCGTGTCTAGTGGCCACCGGCCCACGGCCTCCCCGGCAGCGCGGGCCTCGTGGCTGTGTCCAGCTTCTGGCTGACGGCCTGGGCAGTGCTCGCGGCTTCGTCCGCCTTCGCCGCCGCGACCGCGACCTTCCGCTCGACCTGCGCGCTCGTCTGTTGAGCAGCAGTGGCCGCCTGCGCGGCCTGCCTGGCCTGTTGGAGCACCGCTGTCGTGTGCTGATCGCTGATGCGCGCGCGGTCACCCAGGAAGCGCAGCGTGTACTGGGCGACATCGTGCGTGTCCTTGATCAACGACCGGAGATCCGCGAGCGCCTGTGCGCTGCGTTCATTGAGCTGCGTCAGGTCGTCGATGCGCCCCTGAAACTCGTGTACGCATGCGGCGCGCTCTTCGGCACGAACAGCCGGGAAGCGATCGACGAGCTGCATACGCTCGCGCTGGTTCAGCCAGTTCATGACGCCAGCGCCCGCCGCCATAGCGAGCAGCACGACGAGGGTTGACAGCACAAAGACGTCGATCCGATGCCAGAACAACTTCAGTCGCTGACCGTTCGTCATGGCGTGTCCGTCGTTTGACGGCCTCCGAGTTGCGCCTGCAATGCGGCGATATGCCGATCTTTTTCGGCGAGGCCAGCCATCAGGGCTTCGATCTTCAGACGGTCCTGCATGCGGTCCTCTGCGGCCTGCTGGACCATTTTTCGATAGCGCGCCTCAGACACTGCGAGCAGGCGTCGGTATCGCGTCTCGCGCGCGATCGCCTTGTGATATTGGGACTCCCACTCCTTCGAGGCGCGCGCGAGGCTCTCGAGCGTCGCCGCTTCGATCTCGTCACGCCGGATGTCGAGCTTGTCGCTCGACTCGCTTTTGCGCGTGCTGGACAACTCCTTGCGCGCACGCATCCATCCTGCCGAGAGCGTGCCGGCCAGAACGGCAAGCGAAGCCGAGATGCCGGACAGGAGCTTGACGAGGCCTAGATCGTCGCCAGTGGTTGCCATAGGGATGAGGAGTCACAAAGAGAGGCTGAAATAGAAACGCCGCCCGAAGGCGGCGTTTAACCGGCGAAGCAGTGCCCTGATAACTCAGCTTTGAGTATTTCCTGCAGGCGCGCTGTTTTGTGCCTCATGACCATCACCAATATTGAGGGTGTCGGACTGCACGAGAGTCGCGTTTTCGCCCGGGCTATACGGCGTTGTTCCGTCCCACTCGATGACGTTCTCGACTACGTTCGCGATCACGACTGCATATCTGGCCATTACGCATACTCCCAAACGATAATGAGACCGGGCGCACCATTGCCGCCGGCGCTCCCCGCTTCGCCACCGTATTGGGAACAGCCGCCACCGCCGGCGCCATACCCTGTCGCTGCATTGCCCGCCGCTCCACCCACGGTCACGCCCCCGATACCGAATGGGCTATCACCGCCGGCTCCGCCCAGGATCGTTCCGATGGTCGTACCCAAAACCATCGGCCCCTGGCCTGATCGCCTCGTTTTGAAGCCAAGCAGGGTGCCGCCGGATATCGTCGGGGCAGTCGCGCTACTCGACTGGGGAGAGGCCGTGAGGACGTTCCCTGATGCCACGCCAGCTGAGCCGCCCGCACCACCGGGACATGAAAGCAGGGAGCCCAATGATGTCGTGCCGCCGGACGTCCCTGCATTGGATCCGGTTGCCCCGCCATTCCCTTGTGCGCCGATCGTGACGGATAAGCCGCCGGAAAAACCAGCGGCGAAACGCGCGCGGGCATATATTCCGCACTGACCGCCCGCGGCGGTTGCCTGCTGACCGCTCGACACAGCGGGACAGGCGCCCCCGCCGCCGCCGGCGCCCACGGCTTCGACGATGATGCTGTTCGCTCCTGGCGTAGGCGTATACGTGCCACTGCTCGTAAAAAGCTGGACATTGAGAAGGCGACCGCTGGAGCTTGCGGCAATCAGCGACTCAATTGCCGTCGCCACCTGGTTGTACGTCGTCTTGCTGGGCGTCTGCCCCGATGCGGTGACGACGTTGAGCAGCTCCATCATGAGCATGTTCATGAAATCGCTGCGCAGCTCGGTGGCCGCAACTCCTCCGACAGGATTGCCATCAGTGAAGTAACCGGGAGTTCCCCCCGCGGCCGGCGCAGGAAGCGCCGCTGCACACGTAGGATCGTCGTATTGATACATGTCGACTCCGGAAATAAAAAAGCCCGTATTTAGCGGGCTCAGAAAGAGAAAAGCCGCCCGGAGGCGGCTTGGTATCAGGCGTGCGTTTGTCGCTCTAGAAGCCGACGCAAGAGACCACGAGGGTGTCGTTCGCCGCCCAGGCAGCAGCGGCTCCAGACGTATTGAAATTGGTAAGCGTCACAGAAGTTGTTGTGCTCGCAGTCATTTTTGTCGAAAAGACGGTAGACGATTGCGTGGTGATGTCGTTTGCGTAGCAGTTCCAGCCATTTGATGCAGTCGGCATGCTAAGTACGCCACTCGTGGCCGTGCCACCGGTGCCGATTGTCAATTTGAAGCCGATCGCGCCAGTGTTCGCCCCGATTGATGAGCCTGCGCCGAATCCGCTGCTGATGCCTGGCGAAACATTGGCGAGTACGAGGCGGCTGAAGACATAATACGAACCGTTGGCGTTGACCGATGTGTTAGCGTTGACCGTGGTAAAAGTACCTGCATTCGCGGTCGCCCCGCCAATAGCGGGGGGCGAAGCCAGATAGTTCGAGAAGCCTGCGCCGCCGACTGCGCCGCTTGCCGACAGGGCGCCGAACGAGCCTGTCGCGGGACTTGCGGTGACCCAATTCCCTGCGCCATCACAGGTAAGCGTCAAGGAGCCCGAATTCTGACTTATTACAGCGCTGCTGCCGAAATTGATTTGTCCCGTAGTCGGATTGACGGTAATTGGGTACGCCCCGGCCGTGACCGCCTCATCGACAATCGTGATGGTTTGCCCTGCTGTAGATGGAGACCCTGAGGCGACTAGCGCAGGGGTGGTGCAGCCTGGGATAGTTTCAGTTTTTGCCGAAGTCGACGTCGAATTCCACAAAATGAAGCGGTCACGGGTGCTCGCGGCGTCAGTAATGGCATTCCCAAGGATCTGCCGCACGCTGGACAACTGCCCGCCATAGACACCAACTTGCTCCTGCGATGATGCTCGATTGACGACGACAGCCTGCATGCCGTCCCAATAGTTGAAATAAACCTGGTTGTCCCGCTCGGCAGAGAAAAACTGGCGCTGCGAGTAGCTTGGCGTCCAAAAGTGAATTGTTGAATTCGTGATTGTTTGGGTCGCCGCATTCGTTAGTGTCGGCGTAGATGTCCCGCCGCCCGAGGCAATCTGCGTATTGTCGAGAATGCCGTAACCTTCAACGTAAAGCGAGGAAGCTGCCGCAGGTACGGGGCCAGCACACGAGAGGGTCACCGACCCCGCCGTAGTATTGCATTGAATTGCAGTGCCGCCAGTCGGGTCGATGCCTCCGGTTTGTTGCATGATTACGTGCGGAGGGGCGTATGCCGGATTAAACCCCGCGTTGTAATTCGAGAACTCCATAAAATCCAGAGAACCATGATTACTCCATCCGATAGCCATATGCTCATTCACGGCCGAGGGATTCGGATTGAACTGAGAATCTGTCCCTCGGAAAGCCATTGCACTGATGCCCGTAGGACTAGTGCTTATCAAATGCAGGACGTTGTCACTGGTAGCATTGTTTGAAATCTCCAACTCGGCAGGTGACCAAGTGGTGGTCCCGAAGCCAAGAGTCGCGGCAGCGCCGATGACCTGATTCTCAATGCTTAAACTGCCCGGAGAGCTCGCAGTTCCTGTGATCTGGGAATTGGTGGCGCTGAGTGCGTTGGAGACAGTCAGCGTCGGCACCGTAAGCGGCCCTGTGAGCGTACCGCCCGCGATCGGCACGTAGAGCGCGAACTGATAGTTCAATGCCGCAGCCGTCAGCAACTGACCGGAAGACCACTGGGCAAATGCCGCAGATACGGATAGAGCCGTCAGCACTGAACCGGCCAGAAGCCGGCAAATGAATTTACGGATCATGATGTTCGCTAGTAAAGAACCGACTGATCGAGAATGAAGTCAGAATCCAGTTCGCCCGTTGCCCCATAGATAAACCGCACGAGCGTGTGGGCAGGAGCGTAGGCCCCGATTTCGCATTCGAGCACCGCGTTGCCCCATGACGCCAGTGGATCGCCCATTGCCGACTGGCCCATCGTGAAACGGGTGACCGTACTGGCCGGCGCGACTATATCCCATACGAACGCCCACTCGGATCCACCCAAAGCGTCTCCCATGCGCGACTGGCCCATGCGAAACGGCTGGTGCTGACGGATGCTGACGGTATATCCAAGCTTCGCGGCATAACCGATGAAATACGACATCGACTGACCGCCGACACCCGCGAAGCGCGCGAGAACCTGCGCCTGCCGTGTCGCAAGCGACGGCTGCGTCCCAGCGCAAGGATCGGGCAGGCCGAGCGTCGCTTCCCACTCCGGCAAAAGCTCGTTAGTCGTCGCTGGGAACGCATCGACAAGCAGATAGTTCGCGCGATCGTTGTGTTTCTGGAAAGGCGTTGCGTGGCCCTGCAATGCCTGTGTTTGAACTGCATCCGGATCTTTTGGCCATACCCTCCCCCGCGGCATACAGGCCTGCAGCGCGGCAAGAAAGTCAGCCGCCGAAAGGACGGGCGCATTATTCACTGTTGTCACGTGAAGTTTGTCGTACCGATGGTAGGCATCTGCCCGGTTACGTTAGGAATGTTGGCCTCCGGCGCCGTCATGACGAAACCCTCGGTGCCGGAGATGGCGGCGATTTCCGATTCGATGAGCGAAAGATCGATCACCGGTATCGACGTAGTCACCGGCGCGCCGTATTGCAGAAAGACGCTGTTGATGGCCGCCTTCACAGCTGCTTGTGTCGCTGCGCTCCACCCGCTGCTCCCGGTGAATGTGAAATTGATCGGGTTGGGCGTTGGCGCACAGGACCAGACGAGCGCGGTCACTGGAGCAACTTCGAAGAGCGAGTTGGCCACCGCCAGAAGGTCGAGCGTCGCCTTTGTCGCGCTGCGCGCCTCATTGGTGGCGACACCATTCACGCCTTGCGGGAAACCATTGTTAGACGCCTCCGCCTCGTCGAACATCGTGTAGACAACCACGGTGCCCACGCCGAAGCCGTTCCGATTGCACCATGCGCGCGTAACACCCGAGACCGCCAGGGCCCACGTGACGTAATCCTGAGCGTCCCCTCCCTGCGGGACATTCTGATACGCCTGAAGCATTCGCGTCATCAGACTGTCCGGCGTCTCGATGTCCGCGCCACCGGTGAAATCCGTCGCGGCCGTACCGTTCGACTGGATGCCGTCGATGGCCGTCGCGAGTGTGAACGTCGTGCTCGCATCGCAGTTGCCGAATGCGCCGGTCAGCCCGGTGGGGTCCGCATTACAGATCGCTGGCGCGATCACAGAGCCGCCGCTCACGGTCGCATCGGCAGTCGTGGTATAGCCGATGCCATCGTTGCGCTGCACCGGCGTGCCACTCGGGAGATCCGTGCCGTTGGTACCGGGGAACGAGAGCGCGCCAGTGGCCTGTGTAGCCGGCTTCTGGTAGACGTTCTTCAGCGCGGCCCACATCGCGAGGAATTCATCGCTCGATGTGATCGGCACGGCCTGCTGCGAAATCCAGTCGAGATAGCCGTAGACGAGATTGAGCAGGTTCGCCAGCGCGATACCCGTGATATTCAGGTTCGAGAATCGGAGCAGCGGATCGGATCCCTCCAGCGCGGCCGCGATGTCCTGCAGTACCTGCGTCTGCAGCTGCGAGAGTGTTGGACGTGCGAAAGGCATTATTGAAACTCACCCCAAACCCAGTTGAACTGCGGAAATGTCGTGCCGTCAGGCCGGTAAGCCTGAATCCAGATACCTATCCCCCACGTACCTGGCGCGCCTTGCACCCATGCGAGGGTGATATCGTGCTTCGACACGACGCCGTCATCCAACAGCCATTGCACTGCCTCGGTCACGTATGTCCGCGCGCGATTCATCGTCTGCTGGCTTTTCGTCGCGCGATCAAGCAACCAGAGGCGCGAGCCGATCGGATACGTGGCGCCGGCGTCGCCGATCCAGCCGCGTGCGTCCGCCGTACCGTCCGGAATGACGTCGCCGGGCTGCGCCACACGATCGGTGAAAAGGCTGATGAGGTACGCAGTCTGCAGGTCACTGCCGGTCTGAAGCATCGCACCGGACAGCGTCCAGTCGCCGCGCGCATTCGCCGTATCCCAAACTGTCGTCGTGTCGGTCATTCAGTCACCGTCGGTGTTCCAGTGGTGATCGTGCTACTGCCGCCCTGGACATTCACAACCGGGTGGCCGTGAGCGTCGTAATCTGCGCGCTGCTGCTTTGCGGTCACTGCGTTCGTCTCGTAGTTATCGAGAATGTCGCCTTTCACCTTCAACAGCGGCGTGTCCATCACCACCTCGGTCGCAGCAGTGATCGTCACGATCGTCGCGCCGCTTACGTTCACCGGCTGGCCATTTGCGTTGAGCACGATTTCGCCGTTCGCCAGATAGAGGCTCGTGCCCGCCGGGCCGTTATAGACCTGCGTCTCGCCGGCGGCCAGGTTCTTTGGCCGCGTTGCCTGATGGTTCGTGCCCACGACCGCGCCGTTCGACGGATCGCCGCCTACGTTGGCGATCAGCGCGTCGCTGCCACCGGGTGGATTCGATGCAAGACCGTATTCGCTCATGCGAGGCAGGTTGTCGCGCGTTTCAAGCCCGCTTGGCGCCAGCTGCACCCTCTGGATGACGCCGCTGTCGTCGACGAGCGAAATGCGACCGCGCCGGATGGTCAGCAGCGTGCGCAGATAATGGCGCTCGGAATAGTCGCTCATTGCGAAGCTCCAGCTGGCACGTCTGCGGGAAGCGCCTGCAGCAAAATCGGTTCGGGGTTGAACGCTTCGGGCGGCATGATCGTGAGCTGCGCACGCGTACCCTGTTCTCCGCGGGCATAGCTAACTTCGCCGATCACCCAGGTCTTGCCCGTCACCTTCAGCGTCGGCAACGTCAGCGGAACGAGCGTGTTCGGCGTATAGAGCATGCCCGCGCTATCTCGCCAGCTATCTGTGGTCAGCATCACGCATCCCGAGCGCCCGTAGCGGCGCGCTGCTTCCCAGTTCGCCCGCTGCTTCGCGACGTCCTGGCCGCCGCCACCGGCCTCCGCAATGATCACGCGCCGGCGATGGCGCGACACACCCTTGTCGTAGGCCGTGCCGAGCAGATTGCCGCCGTCACCGGTATCGGTGAACACGTCGACCGACTGCAAAAACGCGATGTACTCGGAATAACGCTGATCCATCGAATAGATCACGCGTGCGCGCTCGACATTGACGCCTTCCTTGAAGCCGCTCGCGGCCTGCGTCGTGCCGACGGCACCGAGCACGAGATTCCCGTTCGGATCGTCATAAGGCAGGAGCGCCCGATAGCGACAGACGCGCTCGATGATGTCGTACGGGGTCTCGCCAAGCATCAAATTGAACTGCGGGATAGGACCGCCCACGTTTCCCGTCGCCGACACATAGATGCCGTAGACCTTCGCGAGCTTCCGCGCGATGTCGAGCACCGACGATCCGAGAATCTGCCCACCGGGCCACTCTGCTGCGCAGTCTACGAGATCCTGGCACTTGCTGCGGCCGCTGACCGTAATCGTATGGTTCTGTGGATCAAACGCCGGCGAAATCTTGTCGACGTAGCCCGTGATCACGAGATCGCCACCGATCAAGACCTGGCATTCGTCTCCGGGCTGCACGGTGATATCGAATGGCTGGCCCGGATACTTCTCCGTCATCTCGATCGAGAAGTCCGACGGACAGCGCTCGATGCCGCGCGTGACGCGCACGCGTGTCCACCCCGACAACATGTTTCCGTTGGCCACGAGCGTGAGTTCATTGCTGGAGACCGTCATGACGAAAGTGCGGTAAAGCCAGGAGGCAGGAAAGCAGGGTGCGGCGCGCCCGATTCGGTTACGAGTTCGTCGGCGCGCGTCGGGTCACGGTACAGGCGCTGCGCGAGCGCGGGTGCAGGCAGCGCAGCCGGGACATTAACAACGATTGTGCCGGGCAGGCCAGCGGCGCGCGTCTGCAGATCTTGCACAACCGCCGCGCGTAGCGCGCGCAGCGCCGTGAACACGTCGTCTTCGCCCTGATTGCCCGCGATGAGGATCTCAGCGTCGAGCAGTTGCAGGACGGCGTTCTGCAGGTTCTTCGCGTCCGTCGTCGACGCTGGTTGATAGCTCGCCGCCGCTCGGCACGCTGCCACAACTGCCGCGCGTCTGCACAGATCACCACACGCGTCCTGCATGGCGGCCATCGAAGCGCCCACGACCGAGGAACTCGTGACGGCATTTGGCTGGAAGTTCGAGAGATTCGAGAGCAGCCGCACGCCGTCAGCCGGATCAATCGCTGAAGCGAGCAGCGCCGCCGCGAGCGCCTGCGTGGCGCTCGCGAGATCAGATGCGTGGCTCATAGTCCGAGTTCGCCTGCAATGTTTGAAAGGGTGTTGCCAGAATTCGTGACCGTTGCGCGCAGCACGGTACCCTGCGCCATCAAAGACGACACAGTCACGCCCGCCTGCTGCGTGGCCTGCAGCGCCGCACTCGGATTGAAGCCGTTGAGGCGCCCCCCGAAATAGCGACCATATGAGCCGCCCTGCATCCCGTACACGAACTTGTAGATGTTCCGCGCATCGTTCACGAGGCCCTGTGCCTGCGCGGCCCAAAGCGATACCGTGGACTGTGCCATCTTCACGACCGCCGCCCCCTGCTTGAGCGCGACTTCCGCACGCGAAATGAAGCTATCCGAGGCGGCGGTATCAGCCGTCATCGCAGCAGCCGTTACCCCGGCAAGCGTCGAGGTTGAGACGTTGGGAAACTGCGGCTGGCCACTTTCGACGAAATCGAAATGCAGCTCGTAGATCAGCCCCTGGTTCCAGCGGGCGATGAACTCGATGCCCCCATCGATGGCGCCCGTCAGCGTGCCCAGCGATGGGTGCACGAGCTGACCAAGGCCCGGGGTTTCCGCCGCGCGAATCATCAACAGCTTTTGCTGAATCACCGGGCCACCGCCATACACCTGGTCGTTTTCGAGCAGAAAGCCGGTGATCCTATGCTCGCGCGCGCGGCGCCCGAGATCCTCCATCCATGGCGTATCACGATACGGATATTCGTGACGCGCCCACCTGCGGCCAAACTTGCCGCCTTCGGCCTCAACGCCGAACGGCACACCGTTAAAACTCGCCTGCAGGAGGTCTGTCCAGTAGCTCAAGGCGTCACCCCGGTGGGCATCGAGTAAGCGACGCGCGTCGGGCCGAGCGCGTCGTTGGTAGGTGCAACGGTCACGCCGGCGCCGGCGGGCAAACCGTGCACGTGCAGATCGAGCGCGATCGGCGCCGGCACACCGCCCTGCCCAGGCGTCACGCCGGCCTGTTGCATGCCGGCGATCGTGGCCTGCCCCATCTGCCCGGGCGTATAAGGCATCTGGCCGTTTTCCGCGCGGATCATCCCAACCATCAATGACGACACGACTTTCGGATCATTCAGGTCGGGAACCGCGTTCGATTGCAGGCCTGTAGCGGCGCTCACGATCTTCGCGTAGTTCGCGATTTCCAGTGGCGTGTTGCCTGCACGCGCGCCACCCGTCCATTTGTCCTGAATCTGCGCGAGGGTGAGGCCTCGATAGTTGCGCTCAAGGTTCGACACAGCCGCGGCAATGCCCTGTCCCGGATCTGCGTACACGCGCTCGTTACCATTCGCGAGAATGTTGAGCGGATTGTTGCTTCGGATCCCAAGCGGCACTTTGCTGGGCGCGCCGGCGCCCGTGTTTCCGTTGATGCCCAGCCAGTCTCCGATCGAGCCAAAGCGACCAACGGGCTTGTCGCCATCGGTCCCGTCTCCGAACGCGGGCGGCGTTGCATCTGCCATTGACGCACCGATGTTGTCCCACTGTTTGTAGACCTCGTAGGACAGGTAGCCGATTGTCGCGAGCGCGGCCAGGATCGGGTTGGCCCAGACGATCGCGCCCAACTCGATCAGCGCGGTGCCCAGTTGCGAAATCGCGGTGAGAAGCGGCGCGCCCATGATCAAGAGAATGCCGTTGAGCGCGGTCTGCCAGCCGCCGATTGCGTCGACAAAGCCCGTCACGCTGGTGATCGCTTTTGTGATGTCATCGCCGACCTTCTTGAAGTCGATCGTCTTTACCCAGTCGGCTATTTTCTGCGCATACTCCGCCACCTTCGTTGCGATCAGATCGCGGTTCGCGGCAATCCAGTTAGTGAGCTGCTCGACGAGAGGCTGGAGCACTGGAATAAGCGCTGCGCCGATCGAGTTTTTCAAGCCGCCGATAGCGGTCTGCAACAGGAGCAAGCGGTTTTCGAACTGCGTCGCCGCTTCGAGTGCAGGCCCGCTCATCTCGCCGCCAAGCGCGCGCACCTGCTTTTGATACGCCTCGATCGCTGCAGGCCCCTTTCGGAGCAACGGCAGCAAACCGCTCACTCCAAACTGGCTCGCAATGAGGTTTTCGACCTGCGCATTACCCTTGATGCCAGGGCGCTGCATGACCGTCGCGAGGTCCATCATCGCGCGCTGCGTATCGACGGAACCGTTTTTCAGGCGGTGCAGGCCGATGCCCAGGCGGTTCATGAGCATCAACGCACCCTGGTTGCGACCGAAGCGCGCGTCTTCGAGCGTATTGCCGAGATTCGTCAGGTTCGATGTCAGCTCTTCAGAACTCACACCCGCGAGCCGCGCGGTGCTTTGCAGCCCCATCAACTGGCTGGCCGTCATGCCAATGTTCTGCGCAGCATTCGTCACGGTCATCGCGAGCTTGCCCCACTCGGTGGCCAGCGCGACGACACCGGCAATCGAACCCACGCCAATAACGGCGGCGAGTGGCGCAAAGATCTTGCCGATCTTCTCGGCGACGTTCGCAGCTGCCTTGCCGACGCCGACGAAGCCTTTTGCCAGTTTCGGCACACCGGTGGCGCGCACAAGGTTGGATATCGAGCGGTTCAGGCGCGTAACAGGCAACAGCGCATTGGCAAACGATCGGTTGACGTTGTTGATCGTCTTCGTCGCGTCATCAATGGCCGAGATGACGATGGTGAGTTTATTTGCCATTACGTGCCTTGTTCGCTTCGCTGACCATACGATTCGCGTCTGCAATCCACCCGCACAGCTCGGTCCACGTCATGGACCATGCATCACGCGGCCTCCACCGATAGAACCGGGTGGTCACTCGAGCGATGTATCGCCAGTCGGGTGGGAGCTCTTCAAAAAAGCGAGGAGATACTCCTGCGCAAGGGTCATGTCGCGGGCCCCCATTTTGCCGACGATAGGAAATGGAACATCGGCGACCACGGAGATCAGATGCTTGATTGCACCCAGCTCGCCGAGTTTCCTGATGTTCTTCTGGAAGTCCTCGAGCTGATCGAGATCGGGCTCACATAGGTCCATGCGGGTATGGATCTCGACGTTGTCGCCCTTGCCGAACTTGATTGGCTTGAGAAGCTGGAGCGCGTATTCGCCCGGCAACTCTTCGCGCGTCATCTTTTTGAAGTCTGGAACTTCGCTCGTTGCGGAATCATTCATGTCGCCCTGCTCCTTAGTTTTCCGTTACCGAGCCCTGCAGACCTTCGAAGCGGATGTCGAACGTGCCTTCCTCGGTGTCGACCTTGATTTCGCCGACTTGCCACATGTTGCGGCCAATGATCAGCTTGCCGTTGGCGAGCTTCGCGGAGATCGTGCTGTTGGTGACGCTGTTGAGCGACTGCACGTTGATCGAACCGCTATCTCGGAACGTGCCCGCGATATACGGCGCTTCCGGCTTTTCGCCATAGCCGTGCACCGTGTCCTGCCCTTTCTTCGTCTCGCGAGTCACCAGCATGTCGCTGTATTCGAGCTTGCCCTCGAGCATGTATTGCACGCCATCGATCTTGAACGTCGCGATCCCGGCGATGCGATTGGTGTTGTCCGCCATTTCGGCTCCTCAAAACAAAATGGGCGGCCTGGGCCGCCCGTGTTCACCTACCGGGATTCAGAGCATGAACTGCAGCAGCAGCGCGAGGATGTTCAGCTGGTTGATCAGCGTTGGGTCATAGCCGATGTCGACGCGATTCGGATTGCCAGCGTTCTGCTGCACGATGAGGCCATCGGCGAACGACTCCGAGTCCTGCACGAGGCCCTGATATTCAAGCTGTCCGTAATTTGCGATCAGGTCCGCACGGATATCGTCGGGTGTGATGATCGGTGCGCCGGGCGCAAAGAGCGTTCCATTCGCCGCTAGCGCCATGCGCGCGTATTTGGACGTCACCATCGTCTGCAGCGCGCGGATCACGGCCATGATCAAAAACATGGTGTTGATCTGCAGATAGCTGTTGTCCGGTTGCCCCTGCGCATTCGTCTGGTACGTCGTGATCGTGCCGTCGAGATGCACAACGCCCGCGGTGTCCACCGTGAACGTCGAGATGCCGTCGAAGAGCAGCGAGTTACGCTCGCTCAGGATGAAGCGCGACGCGATCGGCGGCGCGAGGATGCCAGTGAGCGCAACCGTCTGCATCGGCACACCGGGATTCGCCCTGATGCTCACGGCGGCCGCCGCACAATATGCCGCCGCCCATTCCCACGACGTGGTTGGCGAATCGTAGAAACCCATCACCGACGAGTTCGGATCGTTCAACGTGGGGCCAAACGTCGTCAGTGCGCCATAGGTACCGCGATATGCATAAAACACGTGGCCGTAGATCATTTCCTGCCAGCTCCACCGACCGGTGGTGAAGTTCAGGAAATTCGTGATCGCCGTCATCGATACCGAGTCGGTGTACGCGCAAGCGATGAAGTCGAATGGCATGTCAGCCAGGTTCGCCAGCGCCGCGGTCAGTACCGCGTTCGTCGCACCGCTGGCCATCGCAGTGATCGTGTACGTGAGACCGGCCGGCGTCGATTCCCCCGCGCGCACGCCGCCATAGTTCATGCGGATGTCGATGTCGTTCGCGGCGAGGCACTTGTTCTTCGACGTGAGTGTGACGGTGCTCGTGGCGGCTGTCGCGGTCACAGGCAGCGTATTCACCGCATTGATCGCGGCTGCAAGTGCCGTCGCGATGTTGGCCACCGTCATCGACGCCGTGACCGTCAATGTGACGCGCTGGCCGCCGATGTATAGATAGATCACACCGGTTGCCGTCGGTGCCGCGGTAATCGCGATCGAGCCCGTTGCCGCAACAGCGCTTGGATCGTCGGCCAGTGGCAAATACCACAGTTCACCGAACGAGTCGTTATTTCGGTATGCCTGCGTCATGATCGCGAGGATCGAACCGGCGCCGCATTTCGCAATCGCATCGGCTGGCCCCTGCGAGATCAGCGGCTGACCCGGCGTCGCCGTGCCTGCGCCCGCGCCAGTGCTGATCATCGGGCCGATGAGCAGCGCGCGCTGGTTTTGCGTGGCCGTGTTCGCGTTCTGGTTATTCACCTCGGCGAAAAAGAACGGCACGCGCAGATTACTGGGGATCTGCTGGAAGGGAATCGTGCTCACGCTTCACCTCCATCACGTGCCGGCGCCGCTACTGCGTGCGCTTCGTTCTGCGTTTCAGTGGTCACCGCTTTCTCCGGCGCCGTCGTCGTGACGTCTTCGTCGCGGATGCGACGCGCCCAGAAGATGTCGTGCTCCGACACTTCGAGGCCGTCCTCCGCGAGGACGTGCTTCGTCACCGGATCGCGCACTGCGCGGCCCGGTACGGGGTAGACCTTCATGGGAGTTACTCCGGTTGCGGCAGGTCGATGACCAGCCCTGGTTGAGGCGTGCCCTGCGGCACCGTCCACGTCAGATCGACTTCCTTGAGTGGCGCTGTTATCGAAGGCAATGCGGCCGGGCGATCACCGAGCGGGTCAACGTCGACGGGGAATTCGAGCCCGAAATTGATCCGCACTTCGCCAGCGTGGTATTGGCTTTTGGCGCTGATTTCCTGATCGGAATCGACCCAGGACACGCGCTGGATTGACTGCAGAAGGGGCTGGCAGGTCGTGATTGCCAGGAAGATCTGATCCTCAAGCTCATCGAGCAGCATCTGCACGTTCGGGCCAGCTTCCGCGCCGCCAGTGGCCTTGACGCGGGCGGTGACTGCGAGGACCGCTGTTGCGATGAACTGGGGGATCTGGCTTCCCTTAGCGCGCGATTCCTTTTTCTCGCGATAGCACTGAACGAGAATTGCGGGATAGTCGGGGTCGACCGTTGGCCAGTCGGCAGATGGGAAAACGCTCTGCCCCGCCAGCGTCGCGGATCCCTGAAGTGCAGCGACCGCGTAGCCGCGAAGTGTGGCTCGATATGGCATGGGGCTATCCAAGATTCAGGTTCAGATAAGCCCACCCGAGGCCGTCCTCGTCGACGTTGCCAACCGCATAGGCCATCCCGTTGATCGTCGCTGAATCACCCTGCGCCGGTGGCACAGCCAGTTGCGAAACCTGCAATCCGAGAGTCGCAACCGTGATGTTTTCGTTCGGCGTTCCGTCTTCGCCAAACTGCGCATCGGTGATCAGTGTGAAAACACCGAGGATAGGCACCGGAGTGCTCGACGACTTGGGCAGATACGAGACCGGAACCTGGTCGCCAAGCGTCGAGCTAATAGCCGCGTTGAGCGTGCCGTCGAAGTCAATCACGATCAGGCCGTGCCCTTTTGCAGCACTTCCGGACGCGTGCAGATGTGAAGCGGGTAGGAATACGCTTCCATCTTCCACCAGCTGTTGCGGTCGCGATCGAAAATCGGGATCACATACGTCGGCTTGCCCGGCGTATTCACCCATTCGAACGATTCGCCCGGCGCATACGCGCAGCGGAAGATACCTGGCGCGCCAACGGGGAAGAAGTGCACTTCATCGTCGGGAATCTTGATCGTGGAGTTGTCATCCGAACCGCGATAGTTCATCCACGTGATGCCAGCGAATGGGAACGCGTCGAATGCGCCGCCCTGCTTGTCGTCGCGCAGGTCAGCGGCGGCCGACCAGTTGAAGAACGTACGGAGTACGTCCTGGTGATTCACGAACGAGTCGTAGAAACTGTCGCCACACAGCGCATAAATTCGCGTGTTGGGCGTGAAGGAACCCTGCGCTTTACGCGCCATCGTCCGGCGGATCTTGTTGACGATCGGGCGGATCGAGTACTCGGTATTCGCGGCGAGACTGAATTCGACAGGCGTCGGCGGCGCGATGCCAAACTCGTCGAACCAGTCGTACAGGATGTCCCCGTCGGCGTCGATCAGCTTGCCTTGCACGGCCGCCAATCGATGGAATTCCCACGTGTATTCGATATTGCGCAGAATGCCGGTCGGACCATTCATGCGGCGCGCGACTTCGACCTGCACCTGCATGAGTTCGGACTCGGTACCGAACTGACGGATGTTCTGGATCTCGTTCGCGTAGATCGTGTCATCGTGCAGCAGACGCGGCACATCGAAGTAGCGCGCTTGACGCTTTTCAAGCGTACGCTGAGTTCCTTCCGCACCTCGCGGCGACGTCGGGATGATGACGAGTTTTCCCTGACGTTGCTCGACAGCAAGTGCCGTCGTGCGGATCGGATCCGGCTCGAAGAGATCAAGGTCGCCGAGCCCCGTCGGCTGGAAAGGATACTTGTCGACCGCCGCGGTAAGCTGGATGGTCGTAAAGGGATCCTGATGGAATACGTCCAAGCTGGCCATTATTTGGCTCCAGAAAAAATAATGGCCGCTTGCGCGGCCATAAGGACTTGATGTGGGAGATGGGACTGCTGACGATCAGCGAGTGATGATTCCGAGCGCCGTGAGTTGTGCCGTCGCTGCTGCGATCTGCGCGGCAGTTGCGCCGCTCGGCCACAGAAGCTCGGATCCGTTGACCTCGCACTCACGAGTCACGACCGTACCCGGGACATCGTTCAACGTCGCGTCCGTGAAGCCAAATGCAATGCCCACAGCAGTCTGCGATCCATCGCTCGCCGTCGGGTTGAGTGGCACATAAGCACCGGCGATCGCCTCGACCTCGACCGAAAACTCATCGCCCGCGACAAACGGCGTCGATCCGATCGTGATCGAAAGTGCAATTTGATTGCTAAATGCCGGCGGCGAACTCGCGGCGGCAGTTGCGTTACCGATCAGGTTCCCATAGGGGTCCGTCACAGCGAAGTTCGTCGCCGAAGTCGCGGTCAACGTATAAACGCCGAGCTGTGCACCGGCGACGATGGGCGGCGATGCCAGAGCGATCGTTCCGTTGCCGGTGTTGTTGTTTTCTTGCGCCGGGTTGCCCGGCCACGCCGCCGCGACGCCGCCGGTCTGCAGGCCAAGCACCGTACCCGGATAGACCTTGGTGGCGCCACCGATGGTGCCGATATCGCGAGCGCGGTGGCCACGCGCTTCGGACACGAGGAAGCCGCCGGCGTGCCACTGCTCGACCAGCGGCGTCTGAGTAAGAACGGGGGGATTGGTCATGATTCAATCCTTGAGAGAAGAGAAGACAATTCCTGCGCGAATGTGTTGCGCGCCGCTTTAGCGGCCGCGACGGGGCTTCGATCCGGCCTTCTGGAACGCAGCGTCCCAGCTGGCTTCGATGGCTTGCGTCTGCGACATACGCGGCGCGTCACCGGAACCGAGGCTCGGATTGCGGCGATCCTGGCTGCCGCCAGCCGAACCACGGGTCTTGTTCAGGACCGCGATCGCTTCGCTGCGCGTCATCGTCGACTCGAACGCGAGGTTGGCGGCCAGCTCCGTATTGCGACCCGCGCCCTTGCACGCAAAGATCGCGGCGCAACGCGCACGTTCACGGCGACGCGCGCGAGCAGCTGCGCTCTTGCCCCGCATCTCCTCTTCATCGTCGTCATCGTCCTCGGCACGCTCGTCCTCATCGTCGTCTTCAGCGCGCTTGCCACGCTTGCCTTTGCCACTGTCATCGTCATCGTCGCGATCGTCTTCGGCGCGTTTGCTGCGCTTTCCGCTATCGCGATCATCTTCATCGTCGTCGTCCGAATCGCCGCCTTCGGCACGCTTGCCCTTCTTGCTGTCGCCGTCATCGCGATCCTGCTGCTGATCGTCTTCGTCTTCGGCGCTCTTGCCGCGTTTGCCTTTGCCGCTGTCATCGTCATCACGATCATCTTCAGCACGGGCGTTACGGCCGAGATGGGCGAAGCTCAACCCACCTCGCGCTGCAAGGTTTCGAAACAGATTGCTCATTGGATTTACCCTAACGGTGGGATGAATCAGCCCAGCTCTTCGAGCAGGGAAGCGAAGGCTTCATCCGGCGCCATGACAGCGTCAGCAAAGCCGATTTCGACGCCCGCGGCGCCGAGAAAGGTGCCGGCCTCGGTGTCGCGCACCGCTGCCGTTTTGAGACCGCGATTGCGTGCAACGGTCTTCACGAATATTTCGCCCATGGCGTCCACGTCTGCCTGGAAGCGCGCAAGCGTGGATTTCGAGAGCGGGCTGAACTCGTTCCCGTCCGCCTTGAGTGCGCCGTAGTGGATGAGCGTGACGTCGATGCCCGCGCGCGTGAGCGCCTGCGACATGTCGACGTGCATGCAGATCACGCCGACGCTGCCCGTCCCGCCAGTGCGTGGCACGATGATCCGGTCAGCTGCGCTGGCGATCGCATAGGCGGCGGAATACGCGCTCTCGGTGAGAACGGCCCAGATGGGCTTTTGCCCACGTGCGAAATAAATTGCGTCGACGAGGTCAAAGCACCCTGCCACCTCGCCGCCGGGTGAGTCGATGTCCAGCATGATCGCGCGCACATCCGGATCGCCGAGCGCTATGTCAATCAGCGCGCGGATGCCGTCGTATCCTGTCATGCCGGAATATGGGTGGAGCGTGCCGAGCTTGTGCACAAGAGTCCCTTCAATCGGGATTCGCGCAACGCCCTCGGCAATGTCATAGGGCTTGTACTGCGCCGGACCGTCGTCTTCCGATTCGAGAAACGCGCGTGCGCCGCCGTCAGCGAGAGCCAGCGCCGTACCGTCCGCACGAAATAGCTGTGTGATGCCGAATCGGTCAGCCAGCGCGGCCATCACGATCTCTGCCTTCTGCGGCAGGATCGCAATGGGGACGTTGAATAGCCGCGTCGCGAGATGAGGAAAATTGATCATGCTGCCTTCGGCTCTTCGGGAGGTTCGTCGGTGCGTGTCGCCATCTCACTGCCGCCCCACTCGGGGAGCGGGATGCCGCGCCGCTTGAATTCTTCGATCTCGATTTGCCGCTGGTCGAGCAGCTCTTCCCAGTCGGATCCCTGCTCGGCCGCCTCCTGCTTGAGCGTCGTCAGAGCCGCGTCCATCTTCAGGATCGATCCCTGCGGTTCCTTGACCGGGTCGACCCAGCCGCGGGCGGGCCCGAGCCACGAGCATCCTGCGTAGGCCGTAGCGACCTCGATGAAGTCAGGCGCGCCTTTGGGCAGCGGAAGCTCATCGTTCTCCATGCATTCGCGCAACCACGTCGCGTACATCGGAGTGGCGGTTCCGGCCGAGAACTCAAGGCGTCGTCGCACGAGCGTTTTCCAGCTTTCGAGCAGCCCGGAGCGCGCGCTCGAATAGGTCGTGCGCGTCCAGTCCTGCGTGACCTGCTCCTGGGTGACGCCGAGCGCCGACGCGACGCAGCCCTGCATCTCGTGAACGAACTCGGTGAAACCATTGTGCGGATGGTCTGAGGCGACCGACTTGATGTCCTCGCCGGGCGCCAGCGCAGCCACTCGCACGCCGTTGAACATCGCCGGTCGCTCGTCGTTCCATTCCTTGCGAAGACTCTGGTAGAACTTGAGCTCGTGGTCGCCGCCGATAGCGTCCTGCACTTCGGCAGGGTCATAGGGGCTCGTGATGTACGTGCCAATCGACGCGGCAAGCGCTGCGGCCTGAAGCTCGATGCCGTAGTAGCGCGCGAGCATCTTCGCGTGCGCGAGCACGGGCGTGAAAACACCGATGCCGCGATTCTGACCGGCGCGATCGCGCTCGAAGTCATGGATGACGCGCCGCCAGCCATCACCGTCCTCTGCGATGACGCGCTCCCACTCCATGCTTTCGACGGCGTTGTACCAGTCGTTCTGGTGAGCCTTACGGATGTGATACGCCAGCGGCACGCCGTTGTCGTCGATCTCGACGCCACCGCGCAAGTGCTTGGTGTCGACCATCTGCATGGGGTTCGAGAGCCGATCCGGATCCACCACAAGATAAGCCGTCGCATACTGCGCGGCACCTCGCCCTATACGCTCTGGCATCCAGTGATTGACGATCAGGTCCTCGCCATCGATCAGCTTGTGGCGCAGCGCGAGACGCAGTTGCTGAGAGACCGTCAGTTGCCGCGAAACGTCGTTGTAGTGGTTCAGGTCGTTCGAATACAGACGCCATCGCGCTTCGACGGCGCTCGCGAACTCCTTTGCCCACTGGATATCGAAGTTCGCTCCGCTGATCAGGCGCAGGGCACGATAGTCCGGCATTGCCGAAAGGCGCAGCGATGCCCCAACCGTGTTGTCGAGGATCCGGGTGATGGCACCGCTTGAGCGCCCGTCGTTTCGAACCTGATCGCGCGAGCGCGCGACCATGCGATCGCGGAACTGGGTGATCTCGGCATCAGGCGAGCGGATCCAGGGCAACCAGTTACCCATCTCCTGCGTCTGCCAGTCCGCCGCCTGGTACGGGAAGTACCAGCGCCCGACACCGCTCGTCAGCGGCATCCCGTTGGGATACTCGCCGCGCGCGCGTTGGATCGGATTGCCCTGGGCATCGACGATCGAAAGTTCGTTGCCCATATCAGTAAAGCGGCCTGATCGGTCGACGGCGCTGGATGCGCACGCCAGGGTTGAGTGCCTGCTGCAGCTCGGCGATGAGCATGCGCAGGTTCGCCATGTCGGTCTGCTGGAACGACGCACTTCGCGATCCGCCGCCTTGCGCGTACGCCACGGTGACCACTTTCTTACCCGTGCGCAGCTCGATATACGCCTGCTGCGCCGACGCGATCGCGGCCGACAGCTGTGCGTCGCTCATGCCGTAATACGGCGAGCTGATATCGGAAGTGGCCATGGATTTAGCGGAAACGGTGAACTGCAGATTTCGGGTTTTTGGGCGAAACGCCGTCAGGGATTGCGGTCGCACCGCTTGGCGCCGGCGAGGTCTTCGTCGGCGCGCCAGCGATCAGGGACGTGTTCTTATCCCAAGGTGCAGCCCAAGCCGGCGGCTTCATCCAATCGATCTGCGACAGACCATGCAGGTGGGCGACGACGTGAGCGAGCACCATCAGGTCGAGCGCTTCATTCCGGCGCCCGCGGACGGCCTTTTCCCAGCGTCCGTTCTTCAACCGGATCTCAGACGTCAGTTGTTCGAACCAAAGGTGAGGTTCTTCGGGAGACCTGAGCACATATGGGAAATGCACATACCAGTCGCCGAGATCGGCCTTTTGCAGCTGGCCAGCGAGGTCATCCTTGAAGCTGTTGGGGTTGAACTGCGCGACTGGCACCGTGCCGCCTGCGGCCGCGCGGTTTGACTTACGCGCCGTGTCGGGATACGTCACCTGGAGGCGCGGCGCCATCAGCGTATTTGCGCCCTTCGTCGGCAAGACAGTCCACGCGTCTCGCCCCGCTATCCGGCCGTAAAGGCGGACGACACCGTCCAGCTTGCGCCAGCGGCGCCACGCGGCGTAAGCCTGCTGCGTGACGCCCGCCTCACCGCCGCTATCGAAACCGAATGCGCGGATCGGCATACGCCGGCCGCTGCCGTCCGCGAGCGGATAGGTGTGCTGTATCACCGGAAGCAGCAAGTCCCAATCTTCTGGCGATGTCGCCGGGTCGCCATTGACGCGCCCTTTGTCGATGACCCAGCTCTCACCACCGACGCCCCAGCCGCGCACCAGCCATTCGAACCGGCCGCCATTGGCGTCACAGGATCCGGTGAGGAAGCGCACGCCTTCGGGGACTACCGCGATCTTCAGGTCGGGCTCGCATCGGTCCGCCAGCACGTTCGCGTCGAGCGAGCCAATACCGCGCTTCGGCGCGTACGGAAAGCCCCACTGTTTGACGACGACCTGGCGAAGCGATTTGTCGTCGCCGTCGATCTCGCTTTCGCGCTCTGCCTTGACCCGGGCACGGGCGAGGCCTCCAATGCCGCCGAGAATGAAAGGCGACATCGTGCCGACGATCCAAAACCCTGCGCTCTTGCGCGCGACGAGATCGCCGCTCACTACGCCATCCTGCGAAAGCTCCTGTCCATCGCCGATCCAGCCGCCGAAGGACGAGCGGTACGCAGCCAGATTCATCGCGCGGCGGTGCCGGTCTTCGATCAAGCAACCATTGACCGGGCAAACGAGCCGCGCCTTCTCTTCGATCTCGTCGAGCGTTCCTTCTTCTGGGTACGTCATCGCCATGTGCCGCGCGGCGATTGGCACCGGGCTCGACCACGCGCCGCAATGCGGGCACGGCCAGTACCACACGCGCCGGTCGCTGTCGCCATACAGCGCCATGATCCCGGCCGTCCAGTCGCGCTCGGGAATTAACCCGCGGGCGCGATCTGGGTGGCTCAGCGCAAGCAGCATCGACTGGCGGCCAAACGTCTGCCGACGCACGTCGAGAAGCGCCTTCACGTCGCCTAGCGACTCGGGATACGCGTCAACCTCATCGGCGACAATCCGCGGCGCCGACTTGTTGATGAGGTTGTTGTCGTTCGCCGAGAGGAACTCGACGCGCATGCCGGCGAAGCGCTTGAAATGCAGCGAGTCGTCGACGGGCCGCGTGCCGAGCTGCATCGCCATTTCGGCGTGGCCGTCGATCTGCGTATTGATCCGGCTCTTGACGAAGGCTTCGAGACCCGGGTCCGTCTGCATGTACCAGAGCATGTCGCCCGGGTCGTTCGCGACGGATTTGAGAAGCCAGTTCTGAGCGATCTCCGTTTTGCCAGACTGCCCGGGCCCGACAACGACGGTTGTCAGATAGTCGAGCCGCGTCAGCGTTTCCATCGGCGCGACGAGATATGGCGCTTTCTCGTGGTGCCAACGTCCAACGAAGCCGCCGCCCTGGTTCGTCAGGCGGCGATTGAGCGACGCGTATTGCGCGACCGTCTCGCGGGCCGGAGGCACCAGCGCGCCGAGCGCCTCGCGCACGATCTGGTACGCGTCGGCGTAGGCGTTCTCAAGCATCGGGGCCCAGCAACACTTTCAGTTCATCGACCATCGTCGTTCGCAGATCGTCGGTCAGCTCGCGGATCGCGTCTGCGTTCTCTTCGGGCAGGCTGAGCTTTTCGACGATCTGGTCGGCCAGCCGATCCATGCCCTTCCCGAGGTGCACGAGCATCTTCGTGATGACCTGCCGCATCACCTCGGCCTGAACCAGGTCGCCGCGATCGCGCCGCAACTTGTCCTCAAGGATCTCGGCCTGAACCATGTCGCGCCGCTGGCGCGCAGTCTGTTCGCCGGTATGCACGAGCGGCTCGACGCCTGCCGGCGGCACGACCGAGTACTTCGCGCCCGGGTACTTCGCGCCCGGGTACGGATTGTCGTCCGGTGCCGGCACGCTCGCGGCCTTTGGCGCACGCGGCGCGGATCGCGCTGGCGCACCGCCGCCGAGATAAGCCTTGACCGCGGCGAGATCGAATTCCCATCCGCCGGCGCGCGTGCCGCGCTTCGCGATCGGAAACGATTCGTCACTCTCCAGACGGCGATCGAGCTTCGGGCGCGTCCAGCCCAGCGCATCAGCGAGCGCCGCCTTTCCGATCACGCCATCAGTGCCGGCCGGTGTAACGGCCTCACGTGTAATGTTTTTCGCCTTCCCCGCCGGTTTGACGTCACGCTGCGTTACACCCGCATCGCTTGGCGCGGCGCGCCTTTGAGCCGCATTTGATGCCGCCATAGCGTGTAACGTGTAACGAGTTTTTTTTGGTCAAAGGAACGGGAAAAACGGGCGCGCGCAATGCCCGCGTTTTGGGACCTCCCTGGAAGGACCCTGTAAGGTACGGGCCTTCGAGCCGCCGGTCGCCCTCCACCGCGCCACCTTCAGCCAGCCGCTGCCTTCGCGCACGCAAGCGCCTTAGTCGTTGCGGAGGCACTGGATCTGAATGCGAAATGCAGTCATCGAGATTGGCCTGTCAGAGCTATCGGGCGCTGGCGATCGCTTTGCCGAGCGCACGGCCGAACTCTCGACGGAACCCCATGTTGACAATCTGGTAGGCGCGCAGCTCGAAATTCAGATGTTGGCGGACTGGCAGCGCATCGCCGAAGCGGATGAGCAGTTTGAGCGCGCCCAGATCCTTGTCGTATAGGCTTCCTTGTCCAGCGCGCTTACGGCGCACGCCGCCGGACCGGGAAATTTCGAGACGCTGCCAGACACCGTTGATCGGGCCATGACTCGTCTGGACCTTGCCGATGAAAATGTCCTTGCGCCCGCGCAGCTTCGCCATGATGCCGCGCCCCAATTGTCCGTACTGGTTCAGGTCGATGTCCTTGGGATTGAACAGCGCCGGCCCCGGCAACTTGTGAACGCCGCCGTCTTCATACGGAATGAGATAGCCAGCCGCGCGATCCATCACGAAAACGGTCGCCTCAAGGTTCGTTTTGCGTGCTGCCGTCATGCGAACGGAGCGCAACGTGAATGGTGACGGATTGCGAAAAGTCGTCCGCATATTATCGACTTCGGCGCGCTGCACCTGCCGCGCCAGCGCATTCAGCGCGGTCGCCGTGGCGAAAGGGATCTGCTGGCGGACAAACGTGTCGAGGCTGCGCTCGATGCGGTCGACATTCGACTTGACCGAGATCTGGACTACGCCGGCCATGCCGCTGATCTCACGCCTGCGTCCGGCTCGCTCGCAAAGAACGGCACCGCAGGAAGTTGGAGCGAGTCGCGGCCGAGCGGAAATGCTTGCACCGCAATTTCCACCGGATCTTCATCGAATACGGCGACGCAGATGCCGACAGTCGGCTTCGCGAAAAACGGCACGCGCACCATGACGCTCGCCCCAATGCGCGGAGTCGCGCCCTTGGACTTCGGTTTGTTCATCGTTTCACCAAGGGTGAGAACCACGCAAAAATGAACCGCCCAAAAAGGTGCGGGCCGAACGCGTCGGCCCGCATGATAGGATTTTGGCGCGACCCATAAACCCTATCTGGAGGAAATTTTGTCGAAGAAGCCCGGAAATACCAGTGGGCCGACGCACGCGTATGATCATCGATCGCCGCGGCCGGCCCCTATTCCCCAAGGACCGTCGGACGCCCGCACTCACGTGTCACCGCGTCCGGCTCCGCCGCCCCCGCCGCCGCCTAAAAAGTGAGGAATCGAGATGACGACGCGATCGGAAACCGAATTTCAAATCGGCTATTCAATCCGACTTGAGAAAATGCAAGCGATGTTGCTCGCGAGGGCGGATCGCATCGTCAACTTTCTGCAGATCGTGCTGAGCGCCGCGGTCATCGCTAATACGGCACCGGTTCTAACTGGCGTTGTACTCGCGATCTTATCCACATACTCATTTGTGTGGCAACCCGGTGGAAAGAGCATGCTCGCGCTCGCGCAAAAGCAAAAGTACGAGAATTTACAGTCGCAGGCTGCGTCGCTGGACGATGGTGAACTCCACAAGCGCTATTGCGATCTTGCCGAAAGCGACTCCCAAGCCATTGGATCACTGACGCGGCCAGCCCACATGGGCGAAATGATTCGCCTTGGAATTCCGCCTGACTTTCAATTAACACGCCTTGAGCGTGTCTTCGCGTTTCTCGCTGGGGATCTACCGCGACACGAATAATTGCAACAAAAAAGCCCGCACGGTGACAACCATGCGGGCTTTGTAGACACTTATTCACAGTGTCAGATTGGCAGCTATATTGGGAGAAAAAATCCCAATCGTCAAGAAAATTATTCGGGCGCGCCCACAAATTTAGTGCTGGACAGCAGATCGTCGATCTTTTTCCGGGCGCCTGACTCAACGCCGTCTATCGCTGGCTGCGCTTCACGTGCGCCTTTCGCCGGCTGCGCTTTCTGGCCAGACAGCCAGACGCGGATGATCTTTCGGTGTGCGGTGATGGTGTTCTTGCTGACCGATGACTTTTCTGCGAGCAGCTCGAGCTTCACTTTCACGCCGAAAACCTCTTCCACCAGCCTGCGACGTACGAGGTAGTGCGAAAGATGGCCAGAGAGCGGCGTCAGCGCCGCCTGCGTCAAGTCGCTGATGGCTTTCTGCCATTCTGGATTCGGTGTGTATCCCGAGCAGCACGGATGCGTGCAGTTGCAGATGAATGAACGGGGCGCGAACCGCGCGGTGATGGCCGCTCTCTCGACGATCGTCAGCTGCTCGAATTCGACATAGACTTCGCTGCAGCGCCGCTCTTCCTCCAGAAAGATCAGCCCCCGGTCCCCGGCCTCCTCTATCTGAGCGATCTCTGTCTTTTTGTACTTCGTCCGCGCCCAATCCCAGAGACCCTTCAAGTAATCGACGCTATCGGAGCCGTCAATGAATCGACGGATCATACCGGCCTGCCCGGCGCCATCGTTCCCAGAAAGCCCTTTGCCTGTGCGCGCGGCCGGCGCTGCCAGGCGGTCGACAAGCGGACGGTCCCCGCGCTGCATCGAATAGTTGAACGCGAACACGAGAGCGTCTTGTGGCGTGCGGAACAGTTTTTCTGTGGTTTCGCTCATCGGCTTGCCTTTCCAGGTTGCAGGTTTTTCAGTGCTTCGATGCGCGCGCTCTGCGCGTGGAGCGTTTCGCTCAACAGCCAGAGCGCGGACGCGGAAATCATCACGGTCTCTTCGGGGTGCCCGGCGCGCACAGCGCGCGCAGCCTCTCGGAGCGCACTTTCGAGATCAGTCTGCGACGCGCGAATGGGGCGCTGGCGGCTCAAACCGCACGCTCCAGTTCGCCGGAGTCGAAGAAGTCACGCAGCGACTTGCGGTTCTTGCTCAGGCGTGCGGTGCAGCGTAAATATTCGGCATCTACCCATGCGCCGCGCGGCGCTTCGATCCCGGCGCGACGATCGTCTGGTACATAGACCTCAACTTCGGCCAGATCCGGATCGAGCGAGCCGTCTGCCAGCTTCTTGCGACGAATGACACGCACGCGCGCGACATATTCGTCATAGCCTGCGACGTAGGTAATACGGTTGCGGTATTTGCCATAGATGGCCGGTATGAGCGTCGGCACGTCGGTGATCAGCACCATGGTCATCGGATTTCCCCGTAGAGTCGCTCGAGCGTCGCGTTGAGCAAGTCCATCTGCGTCATCTTCAGGATGCGCAGGTACGTCTGATCGCCATGCACGCCGTTGCTGCCCTGGTGGCAGTCGTCGTGGCACAGCGGGATCGTGCAAAAGTCGCCGGCGCGCTGAGCGGCGCCGTGCCCGACGCGCGCGTGATGCACGTCGGTTTTCGATTCCTGAGTGCGGCCGAGCAACGTGCAGCAGATGCACGCCATCTTCGCGACGCGCCCCATGTGCGCGCTTTCTCGCTTGTTCGGGCGATGCTTCACGCCGCCACCTGCTGCACGAGCGTCGCAAAAGGGTCAATGCGCCCCATGCGCACGCGCTTTCTCTGGCGCGCGCGACGGCATATTTCCGTGGGAGTGGCGGCAGCTGGCGGCTGGACATCAGGACCTGGGCCAAGCGACCAGAGCGGCGTCTTACGGCCGTTGCGCCAGCCGGACCGGAAGTACTTCCCGCGGCCGTTAGATAGCAGCGTCGTCACGCGCACGCGCGAGGCTTTGCAGCGCGCAACGATTTCGCTGACTGCCAGATTCGGCTCGGCCGCCAGCACGCGGTCCAGTTCTTCCGTCGCCCACGAATACGAATGACGTCGAGCGTGTGCGCCGCGGGGCCGAAAGCCAATCGAAAGTCCGTGCTCAAGCGTGGTCCGCCAGCTGCGGTGCGGCAGATTCTTTGCAATCAGGACTTTCATCGTGCCTTCTTCAAACCAGATCCGTGTCAGGATCTCGTATTCCTCAGGCGTCCACTTCGCACGCGCGATCGTGCGCACGCCGAGCTTCAGCTTCTTCATGCGTGACTGCACGGCCGGGACCGTGCGGCCTTCGAACTGGCGCGCGATCTCTTCGGTGCTCAGAGTCGATGCATGAAATTCGACGAGGCGCGCGTCCTCTTCCGGAGACCATCGACGATTCACGTCTTCACCTCGTCGAGCTGGTCGTCATGCAGCGGCAGGCCAGTGATCGGGCGCAAGCAATAGTCCGGGACGGCCAATACATCGTCATAGGTATTGCACTGGCGGAGGAAGTCCCAACAAAGCATCGGGCGCTGAAGGCGAACTACCCAGCAAAAGCCGAGCACCGGATGATCGACCGATTCTCCTGGCACATCGACCGGCAACCCAATCAGCTCAGGAAAGTCTGATTTGATGACGACGGCCATGCATGGCGGCTTGCAGTTCATGCGGTCACCTCATCGCATTGAACTTCATCCACCGGAATGCCACCGATCGGGCGTAGCTGCCCGTCGAGGAAGCAACATTCAACGTCGTATCCCGCCAGCACGCCTGGACGATCCCAATCCGAATATGGCCCGGGCGCCCCAACAAATCGAACGTCCCAATAGAGTCCGTCGTCATCCTCTTCAGGCGGTGAGAGCGCAAGCACTTCGACAACACGCCCGATGTTTTCGGGAAATTCGTCCCGAATCACGAACGCAAGATCACCAGGTTTGCAGTTCATGCTCCTCCCTTCTTCGCCGCACGCCGGCGGTCGTCGATTGAGCGATTGATCATCGTGCCGCCCAGCCCATCGTCAGCGCGGATGCCCTCATTGCAGTGCGGGCAGCACGGCACCATCGTCCGGCTGCGCCATGCTTTCTCGACGCGCTGCGCAGCGGTCAGATGGATGTCCCGCGCCCGGGCTTCGGCATGCTGGCGTTCGCGCTCGTTCAGCTTGCGCAGCGCGCGGCCGTAGTGATCGAGGAAAAGCGTGAGCGTCCAGTAGGCGTCGAGCTGCGCGCCGCAGTCGGCGCAGCGCACGATGCAGCCGACGTCGTCGAGGTCGATGTGCATGTGCTTGCAATCCGCCGCCGGCCGCGCCTCGTGCTTCAGCTGCCGCTGTATGCGCAGCTCGTCGATGTCGATGATGTTGCTCATCAGGACAGCTCGCGCTGAAGTGCTGCGTATGCCTTCGTGCCCATCACGAGGCGATTTCCCGGCAGCCTGTAGACCGCGCTCTCGGTACCGAAGAATTTCAGCATCCAGTCGTTGAGCTCGGCGACGAACTCGGGCGGCATGAGAGCCGCGAACTTTGGCGACGTCTGCATGCGCGGCACGTTGTCGAGCATCGGATTGACGGCGATGTCGAGGCCGCCGAGCATGCCGCGAAGTGGGTTGTCGATCATGATGCGTAGAAGTCCACAGGGAGAAGTTGGTCGCCGAAGAATTCGATGACGCTCTGGTAGCGGGCCGTGCCCTGCCAGCGCTTGAGCACGTGCTCGATCCACGGGCCGCGTCCGGAGGCCTGCGCCACGCGAATCAGGTAGTCCGGGGTCGTCTCGTTCGGGCCGTGCCGATCGACGCGCATGCGCCTGCCCTGTTCGCTGATGCCCGAGTCGCTTTCCCACCATGGCGCGGGCGTGCTGGCGGACGGCGCAGCATCGGCGCTAGCGCCCGCCAGCACCTCGTCGACGAACCGTGCGAGGAATTTCGCGTAGATCGGGCGCACGTCCTCGTCGCTCTCGCGGCGCGCCGCCGCGCGACGATGCGCTTCCGCCAGCTGCGCCTGCGTCAGCCCCTTTCCGACCCACGTCAGCACGAGGACACGATCAGCGCCGTCGATCACCACGTTCGGCAGCGCGGCGAGCCACACGAGCAGCAGCGCTTCAGCGCCGGGCGGCGCGATGTCGTTGGCGCCCCGCGACGGTTCTTCAGTTTTCTCGTCTTCAGGCAGCAGCGGCAGCGAGTTATCCACAGGCGGCTTCGCGCGCGTTGCTGCTGCTGTAGTCTCTGAAGTAATCTCTGCAGTAGTCTCTGCACCGTTAACGGAATGGGGATCACCCATGCCGCGAGGCGGGGAATCCCCATCCGGCGGCATAGGTTTTTCCACGCCCGCGACATCGTCTTTTCCCATTTCCCGAGATGGACTTTTCCCATTTGGGGAAGTGGACTTTTCCGATTTAGGCGGCCCTCTCTTCTTCGGCACGCGCGGGGGCGGCCCGCCGGACAAAAGACGCTCAAGCGCGTCCTCGTCGATGCGGAAATAAGTGCGATGTTCGATGCGTTTGGCCGTCTCGATGAGCACACCGGACGCACGTAATTTCGTGCGCGCCGCGCGTTGCTCCTCGTATGTCAGGCCTGTCTCGACCTCCAGCTCATCGACGGTCTTATGAACGCCGAGAGGACTGGTGGCCTTGTCCTGCCAGTAGAAGATCTGGCAAAACAACACGGAAGCGTTGACGCCGCCCAAATAGCGGCTAAGGAAGGGGTAATACGCGATCGGACGGCCGAGCTCGCGCAGAACGTCGGCGGCCCTCATGCAGCCCCCCCGTTGCGAGGGGCTGCGGACTCATTGGCTATCCGCCGTGAATAGTGCAGTACGGCTTCGTCTCGTTCAGTTGCTTCCATGCCTGCGCGTTGCGCTGCGTACCGCCCGGTGCGAGGCATTCGCAACGGCGCTTCGCCTTGGTTTGCGCGTAGCATTGGACTCCGCCGTCCAGCCTGATCCACTCCTCGTATTCCTCGGGCGAGAGACCGTTCAGCAACGCCGGGAGATTGATCTCTCCAACGACGTGCGCGGCGACATCCTCGGCCGATACAGTACGAGTCGCGTACCCGCCCGGCGCGCGGCCCTGGCAGACTAATACGATGCCAGCCCGCTCGGCCAGCTTCAGCGCTTCGACGATTTGCTCGCGTGTCAGCATCGGTTCCCCCTGGAGTGAAAACCATATTCTGACCGATGACGGCGTTTCGCCATGACTGCTGCTTCATGATGTGACGCCTTCGCGAATGTGACGCGCGATACGGCTCTGCGCGTCCATGCGCTGCTCCCAGTAGCGGTAGTAGAGGTTTTTGTGCCACGTGCCGAGCACAGCGGCAGGCAGCTTTTCGCGGCCGTTCACGTGCGGCGCGCGCGCCACGACGATCGTGTAGCCATCGAGCGACGTGCTGGTCGACTGGACGCGCGTGGGCTTGACGTGCCAGATGCCTGCGCGCTCAGGCACCCACTCAGGGATGCCGAGCTGCTCGGGCACGACGTAGATGAATCGCGTTATCCAGGCGGGCATGCCCACCCACTTCGGCTTCGCGAGATCCTTGCGCCAGTCAGCGAGCGAGATCTTCACCTCGAGCTCGGTGGCGTAGCCCGCACGCGTGACCACGACGAAATCAGCGCGATACTCGCCCATGCTCTTGCCGAGCGGATAGCGGATCGACGCCTCAGGAATCAGGGTGTTGGCGCGATGATCGACGTGGCGCCGGATGGCGCATTCGATCAGGCCTGCGTTGAATTGGCGCGCATGCGGCCCGGCAGGCGTTCCGACGCCAGCAGTTGCGTTCTCATGCTTCGCCATCGGCTTCTCGCGGCGCGCCGACATTGACGCGGTAGTGCACGATTCGCCCGTTGCGCAGCTCTTCGATCAGCCCGAGCGCGCCCAGTGCACGTATCTGGTCCCGCACGCTGCTGTCGGAAATTCCGCACATCACCGCGATGCGCGCAATCGTCGGGCTGCACTCGCGCGTGCTCTGCACACTCAGGTGGGCCAGACACAGCAGCACAAGCTTCTGAGGCCCGCGCAGTTCGATATCCCAGGTGAGATTCGACAGGTGAAAAGACATGCGTTGGGACCCTTGGCAATGAGATAACGACAGACGTGTGAAACGGATCCGGTCTCAGCGCGCGCCAGCGCCGCACGCGCCCATGTTCATGCGCGCGCAATGGCAGTTGCTGCCGATAACGTTGCCTTCCGCGAGATAGTCCATGTAGCTCACGGTCGTCACCACGAGCCCGATTGCGCGAAATAGCGTGTCGAGATGCTCCAGCGTGATGCCAGCCGTGTTCGACAGGATCTTCGAGGGCATCGACGCGTCCCACCCCGTCGCTTCGAGGATGGCCTGCTTTTTCTTCGGGTCTGCGATAGCATCCCGCAGTTGTTTTTCGACGATCGGCATGCGCATCGGCGCAATCGCGATCGTCTGTGCTGCTGCATTCATGAGGGTTACTCCCTATTCAATTATTCAGGAATGCGATTGAACGCCTTCCTATTTACAGTCGGTGCATGTCACTCACGAATATGCGAGATCCCATGCCCTACCGTTCTGCCTCCCTGCGACTGCGTCTCCTGCAACGACGCTCGGCTTGCGATGTCCCGCGCGCCGGCGCATGCAGATCTAGGAATCCTTTCAGCGCTGCGCGCACCGAAGGCATCACGCTGACGTTGAGCTGCGTCCGCCAGCAAGGCGTTGCAGCTTTTCAATCAGGTGCTCGCGCGGCTCTTCTCGCCTTCAGTGGCAAGCAGAAACGCGAAGCGGGCAAACAGCCAGGCAGTCAGCGACAGGACGGCCAGCGACGTGCAGCCGATCGCGACCTGCGCAATCACGCGTGCGAAGAACAGCGCGCGCATCAAGTAGCGGGCCGCACGCGGCGTGGGCGCGCCTTTCGGAATCGGGCGACTGACCCAGTGGGCGAACACGTAAATCAATGTGGTACCGAACAGCGCGGCGACAGCGCACCACCAGTAGAGGGTCAGGAGCCGGCCGCCAGCATCGACGCCGCGCACGAGCCACAGCCAGCCAAGAGCAATCTCGGCGATGGGACTGAACAACCCGTAGAACCAGCGCATTCCATTGCTCCCCGACTGTTGAAAATGGTGGGGATTCATACTCCGTTTAGAATCAGTGGCTCCTACACGCACCGCTTCTTCACGAAGGCGAATCCCCATGGACGAAAAAGAAATAGAACAACGGCTGGCCGAGATACAACGGGTGATAACCGAAGCAATCCAGCAAGCCAACGCAAACAGCTCGCGCACAAACAATCGATTCGATTTCGTCGAGGGGCAGCTGTTCGGAACACAGGCCGCATTGTCGGCGCTCATACGGTCGGCTCCGCACCCCGCAAGCGCCGCAACACGCGCATCGCAAGAGATAGAACGACTTTCGGCATCAGCGCTGCACAGCAAAAACTCAGACGAGTTTTTGCGTGGGATCGACGCGGCGAAGCAGCGGCTTCGGCTATTGCCCAGCACGGAAGGCTGATCTCGGACAGTCGAAACCCGTCAATTTCCCTGTTGCGCTGCGCGACGATCTCGGCCCAGTCAGGCGCTTCATCGCATGGCGAGCGCACGCTCACCACCCTTTCGTTGGGGTACATCGAAGGAATGCTTGTCAATCCAGCGTCCATACGGATGCGATCGACCATTCGTTCGCGGAATCCATCAATCTCTTCGTGGCCACCCATCCAAGGAACCCACTCGGCCATCGCCGGCGAAATTTTCTTTAGCGGCCACGCGATCGATCTCCGCTGCTTTGTAAGCGAGCCATTTGGTTTTCGGTGCAGGCGCCCAAACCATCGAGTGGGTCGCATGTCACCGGGATGCAGGTCGCGCGGGGAGCACCGAACTACGCGCACGAACTTCGATTCGAATCGGCGCATGTCAGGCGCCCTCCTTTTTCGGCGCGAATGGGTGGGGATTCACCCCCCGTTTAGAATCAGTGGTTCCCACACCACCTGCTTCCAGACGAAGGGTATCCCCGTTGACAATGACCATGACACCGGTCGTCTCGCGCATATTTGCGGAGATTGGGTACGACCCGGCAACACGCCAAATGAAGGTACGATTTCGCGACGGCAGAGTGCACATCCATCGCCGCGTGCCGGCATTCGTGTACGAGCGCTTCATCGAGTCGCCTCGGAAGTACGCGTACTATCAGTCGAAGGTGGAGAGGCACTATCCGGCCGGATATCACGAAGCGGAAGATCACTTAGAGGATTGACACCGAGCCGGCCGAGCGCGCTATCAACCAGCGCACGCACGCGCGAGTTATCGATCTCAAAACGCTCCTCGTGCGGATCGTTCGGCCATTCGATGGCCGTCAAGCGATGCAGTGAACTCAGTGCCGCGCCGGCATGGATCAGGGCGTCGATCACGTACTGCACGTCTGCGTCGCGGATCACGCGTGCAATGCCGCCGCCATCTTCCGGCAAACATGGCAAGCGCGCCCCACTGACAAACAGCCGCGACTTCTTGATCGGGGAGCGGCTAGCCGCAACGGACGCCGCAGCAGTCGCCGCAGCGGCGATCATCTCCGGCGTCGCGTCGTGCCCGGCTTCCACACGGATTTCAGTCACTGGTTCGACAAACAGCGGCTGTTCATCGAGATACCTGCGAACGTACACGGAAATATTCGGCATCTCAGACGCCCTCCTCGTGCTGCACATCGATCACCGCTTCGGAGATCTCAAGCTCGGGCCAGATTTCTCGCCAGTCGCTGCGCAGATCAGATCTACGAACAGCTCGTCCAGATGCTCTTTCTATCCGAGCGCAGAGCTCCGGCCGCAGCACTTGCTTCGTACTGATCGCCTTTCGGAGGTAACCGACGGTCGTTCCACATGCTTCAGCGAAAGCGGTGCGGTCTGCGATACGGAGACTGTTGATGAAGCTAAGAAGCTTTTCCATGGGCGAATTTTACCCATGGGTAAAAACAAGTCAATACCCACAGGACATTTACCTAGAAGTAAATTGTTTGTGAAATGCCGAAATGGATAAATACGACCGACGACGCGAGCGACTGGTATGGATTCGCGATGAAATGTGTGGGGGGTCGGCGGCCGAACTCGCGCGGCGGATCGAGCGCGAAGCGAGCTACGTGACGCGCATGCTGTACCCACCCGGAAAGAATGGACGGAAGCGTATTGGCGAGGAGCTCGTCGAAATTATCGAGACCGTCTTCGGGAAGCCGCGCGGATGGTTGGACAGCCCAAGTGACCCGGACGCCACGGCGCACGCGTCACAATCCACCACTTCAGTGTTAGATCCAATCGAATCAGAAATTCTGACCCTTATGAAAGAGATGTCTACCGATGAAAAGAATCAGCTTTTGGGTGCCGCAAAGATGCTGCTCAGCAGTCGATCGCTGAAGGACAAGCGCGGCGGCAAAAGTAATCGTGCTGCATGAGTGGCGAAACAGCCATCCTGCAGGAACTCTCCGCCCTTATCGCGACGAGGACTAAATTGAAGACCGAATTTGTATTTAACATTCAAGGTTCATCTGAGGCGCCATACGAGGTAACGTTCCGGAAACAGGCCGTTGGATTCACAGCTTCATGTACGTGCACAGCAGGTATCAATGGACAATTTTGCAAACATCGCATTGGCGTGCTAAACGGCACGTTGGAGGATGCGTCCCCGGAACAAATATCGGCAATGACCGAAATTTCCTCTTGGATACCCGGGTCCGCGTACGAAGCAGCGTCTATTGCGCTTACGGAGGCCGAAGCCGCTATGGATGCAGCGAAAAGGCGCGTGACTGAGGCAAAAAAGATGGTAAGCATCGCGCTCCGAACAGGAGATCTAGGCACCCGTTGATTCCGATCGATACCGGCCTTTCGCCGGTTTTTTTTGATCGAAAATTTACCCACGGGTATTGACTGAAAATTTACCCATAGGTAATATCCGCTCCACCAGATCGCAACACGCACCCGGAGCGAAGCATGTCAGACCGCCAGCCAGTTTTTTACGCACTCCGCGCACGCACCGCTGGGGTGCTACGCGTAGCAGCGCGCCGTTTGTCGGCTGCCATCTATTCGGCAGCCGACACCGTCGAAGGTCCTGAGGCAGTCCAGCGCCGCTACCTCACTGCTCGGAAAGCAGCCTTAAAAGCCTTGTTAGAGAAGCTTTCCGTGCGTCCTGAGTCGGACTCGGCGGCTGCATTTGCACCATCTGCTGAAACCCCGGCTCGCGAGCAGCCGGCTCCTGCTGAACAAGCTCATCAAGTTTCTCTCGAAGCGCTTCGCGAGCGCCCTTCGCCGCGTCCGGTGAGTGCTTCAGCGCAGCCCGGAGCGCAATTTCAAGCGCCTCGACGCGAAGTTTGAGTTCAACCATTTCGTCCATGGGTGATTCCTTCTGGAAGTGATGATGGAAGCCGTTTGTGAGTCGGCACTCTCATTATCGCGTGAAGGAATCGCCCGCCTTAAAGCGGAGCGAATGATGTCCCAGCAAAAGCAAGCCAACCCCACCGCCAGCGCACACACCCGTGCCGGCGCGCGCGGCGCCCGCGCTATCCGCTGGACCCTTCGCGCCGCCCGCAATGTTTTCGCCGTTCTCGGCGTGGTTTTCGTCTACCTGCTCGTGCTCGGCTATCAGCAGTACACCGATCGCCTCGCGGCCGGTGACACGTCGTGCGCTCTCACGCGCTGCCTGTGAGGCTCGTTATGTCCCAGCTCAAACACACGCCAGGCCCGTGGAAGTGGGAGGGCTATAACCTCTTCCCCGTTGAACCGAATCCTGCCTATGAGCCTGAGCGCTATACGGTGCACACGATCATCGCCGCCGAGTACATCGGCTGGGGATTTCTCTTCTCCGACCATAAGCAGACGTGTGCGGAGAGCGACGCCAATCAATTGCTTATCGCTGCATGCCCGGACCTGCTGGATGCAGCGATCGCCGCCGAAGCAACCCTCACACGCGGTCGCTGGATAGAAGGCTCAACCGATCCAGAAGCAATCGCGCTTTTCAAGCTGCGCGCGGCGATCGCAAAAGCGACTGGGACCTGACATGCGCCCGACGCCTACCCGTCTCCCCGACGAGCTACTCGTGCAAGCGTGCCGCACGCTCGGCGTCGAAGGTGCACCGGACGAAGCACTGCTCAATCCAGCCGTGCGCGCCGCCGTCCAGGCCGCTGTGCGCGCCCAGATCGTCGGCCGCCCGCAGCGCCATGTCGGCCACGCCATCACGCCGCGCCGCGCTTCCATAACCCAGACGTGCTTCGCGTTCGACGATTCGTTCGTCGACCTGAAGCGTCGTGCTGCCAACGATGGCGACGAGGAGTGATGATGAACACGATCGGCTATCTCACGACCGCGTCGCTCATGCTCGGCTGCGCCGCATACGCGGCGATCGCCTCGGCCAAGCGCTTTGAACGGCATTTTCCCGCCCCCGCGAATGATGTCCCGGGCACTTTCGGAGGCGCGGCCGCGGCGCGCCTTCCGCATGGGGTTTCCATGCTCTCGACGGCGCTCCGCCAAGGCCTTCCTGAACTTCCGCAGCGCATGCAGTCGCTGCCTATCGATTCGCGCGGCTTCCCCTTGCCGTATTTCGTGCAGTGGATCGACGGCAAGCCGGACTTCCGCGTGATCGACAATCTCAAGCTCGCGGCGTGCATCTACTACAAGCGCTGCTGGATCTGCGGCGATGAGCTCGGCCAGTACAAGGCCTTCGTCATTGGTCCTCTGGCGGCCGTCAACCGCACATCTAGTGAGCCACCGTCGCACACGGATTGCGCGAAGTTCGCCGCACAGGCCTGCCCGTTCCTCACGCGCCCTAATGCCGCGCGGCGTAGCGCCGGGATGCCGGCGAACACGCAGGAAGCGCCGGGGATCATGAGCAAGCACAACCCGGGTGTGACGCTCGTATGGGTCACGCGCAGTTTCCAGACCATGCATACCAAGTCCGGTGTGCTGTTCAGCATGGGCGACGCTGAGCAGACGTTCTGGTATGCCGGCGGCCGGCTCGCGAGCCGCGATCAGGTACGGACTTCTCTCGAATCCAGTCTTCCCGATCTCTACGATCTGGCGCATGCCGAAGGCGAAGCCGCGGTGCTTGAGCTCGATACGATGGTGGCGCGCGCGACGCGCTATTTCCCAGCGCATGCCGCCAGCGCAATGATGGGGCCGCCAGCATGAGCGACGTCGCCCATCCGAATATGTGGCCGGTCGCCGGAGAGTCCGTCGTGATGAATCCAGTCGACGAGAAGAAGGCCGCGAGCGCGCCCGATACCAATCCCGAAACGGCTGCACCATCAAGCCCCTGGGCGAATCCGATCGGACGCCTCCAAGGCAAGGATGAGTCCGCGTCGAAGGCGCGCCGCCAGACGCGCACCGAGCAGGTTATCGAGTTCCTACGCTCGAACGGTCCGACCGGTGGCGCCCGCATCTGCGCCGCACTCGGCCTCGCCGTCGGTGCCGGCCTGACGCCCTACATCAGCACGGCAATCGGCGAAGGAAGGATTTTGCGTCAGGGTCGAATCTATTGCCTCCCCGAACACGCAGAGGCCAACGCTGCACTGGCACAGCAGGCTCCCGCTCAGATGCCAGAAGAACGCGCAGTGCCAACGGCTGAGCCAATCGACCAGCCCGGCGTGCCCCAGCCTGGTCGCCAGCCCGACTTCTCACTCTCCAGCGGCGAAGTGCTTTTGATCGGCTGGCCGGACGGCGGAGTGACCGTCCAGCGCGGCGGCGTGTTTATCGAACTCACCGCGCACGAGACGAAGCTCTTTCGCGTCTTCGTCGAGCTGCGCAGCTAACCAGGCTCTCAGGTGCGCGACCAATTCCCCGGCGTCGCGTGCTTTTCGGTGGGCGGCTCGTAAAGCGCCCCATTTTTTGAGGATCAGATATGGACGGTCAGAAATTCGAGCAATGGGCTCTCGTCGAATTGTTCGGACACCAACGTATTGCTGGACGTGTTTCGGACTTGACCGTCGGCGGCCAGTCGTTCGTACGCGTCGATGTGCCGGCCTGCGAAGCGACCGATGACGAACCTGCGCTGCAGCCTTTCACGAAGGCCTTCGGTCCGGGCGCGATCTACGGCATCACGTTCCTCGATGAAGGCGCGGCGCGCATGTTCGTCCGCCAGCTGCGCGTGCAGCCGATCGGGACGTGGGAGCTTCGCCGCGCGCTTCAGGACTTACCTGCAGGACGCCGCGCCCAGGCGCAACTCGATATGGCTGACGACGACGCGCCGATGTAATCGCCGCCGGCTACCCGCTAACCCTGCTTCGGCTTTTGAGACCTCAGCCATGAAAACCATCTTCATCTTCAGAGATTCGCGTGCGACCGATCCGCGCCCCTGTATCGCAGCGCTCGGTGAGGACGCTGGCATTTTCGCACGCGTCGAATTCGCCGGCGGCACGCAAGACCATGTCCAGTATGCGTTCGGATGCACGCACACTCTGCCCTTCGACATCCGTGCGTGCGTGTCCGAGCCGCTCAATTCCACGCGTACCGGCCTCTTCGCTGCCTACGACCGCGCGTATGGCGCCGGCAACTGGATCCCGCTCTGGCTGGACGCGCCCGAAACGAATGCCGCGTGGCGAAAGGCAATGCAGCAATTCCGTAGTCGTCAATCCCAGTCCTGTATCGGCAACGTTCCCTTCAGCGACGCTGGCCTCGCGCGGATCCTCGATGCGATCGCGAACGCTCCCGACATCGCTGCAAACCGCGTGGTGCATTGAACGCGCGTGAATGAGCTGGAACGAGCCGAATAGACAAGGAGATTTCCCCGTGCAATCTAACGAACAGGCATCTGTCGAATTTCTGCCGATCGACAGCATCCGCAAATCGCCGACGAATCCCCGCAAGCGCTTTCCGGAATCGGAACACCTCGAGCTGGTCGCGAGCGTGCGCGAGCACGGCATTCTGCAGCCGGTGCTCGTACGGCCGTGGCCGGATGAGTCGGGCCTGTTCGAACTCGTTGCCGGCGAGCGCCGCCTGCGCGCGGCAGTCGATGCACTCCTCGCGGATGTGCCGGTACTCGTGCGGTCGCTTTCCGATGATGAGGTACTCCAGATCCAGATTGTGGAGAACCTCCAACGCCGTGACCTTCACCCGCTCGAAGAGGCCGATGGCTACAAGGCGCTCGCCGATCGCGGACACCCACTCGACCAGATTGCTAGCGAAGTCACGCAGACACGTTCGTACGTTGCGGCACGTCTGAAACTGTGCGCCCTCACCGATCGCGTGCGCAAGCTGTTCTTCGACGGCCAGCTGACTGCCGCAACCGCACTGATTGTCGCGCGCATGCCCGCTGACCTGCAGGACGCGGCCGCGAAGGAAATCAGCACGCCGGACTGGCAAGGCGACGTGATGTCGGCGCGCGCGGCCTCTGCGCACGTGCAGCGAACGTATATGCTGCGCCTCGACCAGGCTGACTTCAAGACGTCGGACGCTGAGCTCGTGCCAGGCGTTGGCGCGTGCGGGCCATGCCCGAAGCGCACGGGCAATCAGGAAGATCTTTTCGGTGATGTGAAGAGCAAGGATCTGTGCACGGATCCGGCGTGCTTCGCCCTGAAGAAGGAAGCTGGCGCGGCGCAAGCGCGTGCCGCAGCGGAAGCAGATGGTCGCAAGGTGATCACGGGCAAGGAAGCGAAGGCCGTTTCGCCTCATCAATATAGCGCGCTGACCGGCGGCTGGGTGAAGCTCGACGATCGCTGCGAAGGCGACCCGAAGGGCCGCTCCTATCGGCAGGTCATTGGCGCGAAAGCCGTCCGCTCGGCCGCCCTGCTCGAAGAGCCACACGCCGGCAAGCTCGTCGACGTGATGCAGCGCGCCGACCTCAAGAAGGCTCTCGCTGACAAGGGCATTCAGGTGCGTAGCACGGCGCAATCGAATCCGGCGCAGTCCGCCGAGAACGCGAAGAAGAAGGCGGCCGACGCGTACCGCGGCGCGCTATTTCAGCAGATCCGCGAGAAGCACGTCGAGACAGGCCTCGACGATTTCGATCTCAAGATCGTGGCCGTCACGTTCTACCGGCGCCTCTGGAACGAAAACCAGAAACGCATCAGCAAGCTCTACGGCTGGGGCAGCACAGCGATCAGCGAAGCCGATTTCGCAAAGAAGGTCGACGAGTTCGAAAAGAACGATCCGGTCGCGCTCGCGCGGCTGGTGATGGACATCGCGCTGATCGATGAGTCGGTCGCTCCGTCCTACCAGACCGGTAAGCCCGAGCTGCTCGAGGCAACGGCGCGCGTGCGCGGCATCGACCCGGCCGCTGTGCGCAAGCAGGTCGAGTCGGACATGAAGCCGAAGCCCAAGGAAAAGCCGGTACCGGTCACGAAGGTGCCAGCGACGAGCGCCAAGCCGCCGGCCAAGGCCGCGCCAGCCAAGAAGGCTCCGGCAGTGAAGAAGACCGCTGCAAAGCCGCGCACGGCCGTCAGCACGCCCGTCGAGCAACCGGACAGCGCGAAGCCCACGCTCAAGCGCAGTGCCAAGTCGAAAGAACCGTGGCCTTTCCCGAACACGGGGCACCCATGAATGAAGAGCTGATCCGGCTCGCGCGCGAGGCCGGACTATCCGTCCAGCTCGACGCTGTGATCGGCTCGCAGCAGTACTCGAGCATCAGCGGCTCGCTCGACGCACTGCGCAGGTTCGGCGACGTGTACAGCGCGGCGCAGCGGCCCACACACGGCACGCATCAGGGAGAAGAAAACGTTTGAAAGACCGGGCGCGGCCGGGACCACCGCGCAACCAACCTACGGAGAAGTTCATGAAGCGTATCAGCATCGCAATCATCGCAGCACTGAGCGTCGCAGCGGCACCGGCCGCATTCGCAGGCAACTCGAACTCGACCACGTTCAGCGGCGGCTTCGGTTCGTCGGTCAGCACGTCGGGCGGCTCGCAGGCCGAGGCCGGCCAGAACGGCAACGGCTATTCGTCGCAGTGGAGCAATTCGAGCGGCGGGGGCTATGCCATCGGCGGCACGGCGATCGGCGCGGGTGTCGGGAACTATGGCATGAGCGGCATCGGCGCGGGCGCATCGGGTTCGTTCGGCTATACGACCAGCACGTCGAACGCCAATGCGGGCGGCTATACGACCGGCAGCGGCTATGGCGACAGCAAGTCGGGCGTGGGCACGGACGTCTCGTCGTACGGCTACACGAACGTCAATGCGACCTATTCCTACGGCTACTAAGCAAGAAGGCCTTCGGTATTGCAGTACCGAAGGCCCGTACAACCACCGTTGGGGGTGACGACAGTGAAACAGAAAATCATCATCGCGGCGTCGATTCTACTACTGGCGCACGCCGCTGGCGCAATCGCGCAGACGTCGACGTCTGCGAGCGCCACGCAGAACTCTGCGGCCACGTCGACCGCGCAAGGGACGATCCAGTTCAGCCAGGAGCCCGAACACACGACGCAGACCATCCGGAATGTCTCGGCGCCAGTGCTCGGCGCATACGCGGCGAGCTTCTCGCAGATGAATTGCGGTCAGACCGTCCAGTTCGGCGGCGCGATCGCGGGCGTGTCGCTTGTCGGTGGTGCATCGCACAGCCTGCTCGATTGCAAGCTCGAGGTCGCTGCTGCCGAGACCGTGCGGCAGGCAACCGTGACGTCCGATGAGACGACGAAAACCAATCTGCAAAAGGCCGCGATCCTCATTCGCTGCCAGGTCAGCAAGGAAGTCTATGACGCCTATCGCGCCGCCGGCTTCGACTGCAAGCTGAAGCCCGAGGAGCTGCAATCGCGCACGGATACGCAGCCGGAAAACTATCGTGTCGCGGCGAAATGACGATGCTCGAACGCAAACGCCGGCGCGAAGCTTTCATGGAACAGAGCCGACGCTATCTCTTCGCGAAAGAACCGACGCCAGAGCAACTGCATGGGCTCGCGCAGTCCTTCGCAGACATGGTATCGAGCGATCGTGGCGAGCGCGTGGTGGTGATGATCGGTGGCGTTCAGATCAGTCGAGGTCGACACGATCGCTAGTTTTTAACCGAAGGTAACCATGACCCATAAGCGGTAACCATCATCAAGGAGAAGCAATGCAACAGATCCAGATTCCCGAGCTCGCCGAAGGCGAGATCTATCTCTGTGGGCTCGTCGATGCAAACGGCGACGTGGAACATGCGGTCCTGCTGCGTGGCGATAACGATGCCGCGACGTGGCAAGCGCAAATGAATTGGGCGAAAAGCATCGGCGGTGATTTGCTCACGCGTGCCGAGCTCGTGATCGCCTATGAGAAACACCGCGATCAGTTCCAGAAGACTTTCTACTGGTCGAACACTCCCGACGACGACCCGGGCTATGCCGGCTGGGCCTGGTATCAGAGTTTCAGCTGCGGTGACCAGGACTGCACCAACCCGGACTACGAGTTCCGCGCCCGCGCCGTCCGCAGATTTAAAAATTAATCCATTCATTTGAGGTATAGCCATGCAGCAGCTTCAGCTTCCGCCGCTTGCCGAAGGCGAGATCTACATTGGCGCCATCGGCGATAAGAACGGCGATTTTCACCATGTGATTTTGCTGCCCGGCGACAGCGATGACGCCGACTGGAAGGCGCAGATGGAATGGGCAAAATCGATCGGCGGCGATCTGCCCAACCGCATCGAGCAGGCCATGCTTTGGGCCAACTTCCGCGATCTGTTCAAGAAAGAGATCTACTGGAGCAACGAGGTCTACCACCGCAATTCCGGCTGGGCCTGGTATCAGAATGTCTCCTCGGTAACCAGTACTACACCCGCCAGACCAGCGAGTTCCGCGCCCGCGCCGTCCGCAGATTGCCCATTTAATTTTTCATCCATTCATCAGGAGTGCATCACAACATGATCACGCTTGAACAGATCGAGGCCGAGCATTCCCGGATCAGCGAAATGATCGCAGCCTTCCGCGCGCAGCCAATGCCCACCGAGCACATTGTTACGGGTGTGAAGATCCCGCTCGCGCCAGGGGAGCGTTATGCCGGCCTCGTGCTCGGCGAGGACGGCAAGCAGGACTATCACCTTATCCTGCTGCCCGGCGTGGCCGATGGCGTCAACTGGAAGGCTGCATGTGAATGGGCCGCCGAGCGGGATGCATGTTTGCCCACTCGTCGCGAGCAGTCGCTCCTGTTTGCCAACCTGAAAGGCGAGTTCGAATCGGCTTGGTATTGGTCCGGCGAGCAGCACGAGGCAAACTCCGGCTGGGCCTGGTATCGGCATTTCTGCTACGGTTACCAGTACTGCAGCACCCAGACCAACGAGTTCCGCGCCCGCGCCGTCCGCAGATTCATTCCTTCAGTAATTTGATCATTTAAACCATCGTGGCCCTGCACACCACCCTTCCCATTTATCGAGCTGCGGAAGACCTGCTCGCTGTCGTCACGGACGTTGTGGCGAATACCCAGCGGGACTTCAAGCGGCTGATTGGTGAACGCATCATCACCTGCTGCGTCGATATTATCGATTGCGTCTATCTCGCCAATGTCGCGCAGGACAAGACCCCGCACCTTGTGAAGATGATTGCGCGCCTCAATACGATCAATTCGCTGATCCGACACGGCATGAATACGCGAAAGATTCATGGGAAAGCGTATGGTCGCGTTGTCGAATTGACGACCAGCATCGGCAAGCAGGCCAATGGGTGGAAGAAGTCCGCAGGTAATCGCCCGCTCCATGGAGGTCAAGGCTTTCATGGCTGAGCGATCTTTCAATCTGGTCGTGCCGCTGGCTCACGAGGCCACCGCCATGCGCACTACGGATACCGTCCGCCAGCAGGCGCTCCGGTCCGGCGCAGTTTCCCAGCTGACCAATCGGCCGGGCGACGTAGATAGCACGATATTTCCGGCTGGGCCTGGTATCAGAATTTCAACAACGGTAACCAGAACTACAACAACCAGAACAACGAGTTCCGCGCCCGCGCCGTCCGCAGATAGAAACCCGTTTTCGTTCGCCGAGCTGGTCGAGGCCTACCTCGCCTGCCGGCGCACGAAGCGCAATAGCCGTAGTGCACTCGCGTTCGAAATGCGTCTCGAACGCAACCTGCGCATGCTTTACGACGAGCTGATCGACGGAAGCTATACCCCGGGATGCTCGATATGCTTCGTGATTACCCGGCCGAAGCCTCGCGAAGTCTGGGCGGCAGATTTCCGCGATCGTGTCGTGCATCACCTGCTGTACCGCCGCATCGGGCCGCGCTTCGAGCGCTCGTTCATCGCCGACTCGTGCGCATGCATCAAGGGCCGCGGCACGCTGTACGCCGTCGAGCGTCTTGAAGCGAAGGTGCGCTCGATCACGCAGAATTGGTCGCGCCCGGCGTATTACCTGAAGCTCGATCTCGCGAACTTCTTCATCAGCATCGACAGGCGCATCCTGCGCGAGCTGCTATTCGCGAAGATTGCCGAGCCGTTTTGGCAGTGGCTGACCGATATCGTCCTGATGCACGATCCGCGCGCCGACTTCGTCTATCGCGGCGATCCAGCGATGATGAATCGCGTGCCGCCGCACAAGCGCCTGATGGAGCAGCCCCCGCATCTTGGCCTGCCTATCGGCAACCTCTTCAGCCAGTTCGGTGCGAACGTGCTGCTCAATGTGCTCGATCAGCGCGCGAAGCATGTGCTCGGCGCGCGGCACTATATCCGATACGTCGACGACTTCCTGTTCCTGCACGAGTCCGCAGACTGGCTTAACGCGGTCCTCGCCGACCTGACGGAATTCCTGCCGGCGCAGCTCGGCGTGCGCATCAACCCGCGCAAGACGATCCTGCAGCCAGTCGAAAGAGGTGTCGATTTCGTCGGGCAGGTGATCAAACCGTGGCGTCGTGAGACACGCAAGCGCTCGCGCAACGAAGCACTGCGGCGCGTCGAATCCACGCCGGATGCCGATCTGATGCCCGTCGCCAATTCCTATTTCGGCCTGCTACGCCAGGCAACCGCCAGCCACCAGGATCGCGCGCAGCTCGCAAACGTCGTGCGCTCGCGCGGGCGCGCTGTCGATGCGGCGCTGACGAAAACTTTCCGCGGGCGCGCCGCCTGACCACCACTCACGAGGATTGAACCATGGATGCGACGAAATTGAGACCAATGGATGGGCTTGCTGACTGGCTCCGCGCCGAAGCGGCACGCCTCGAAACGATGGGCATTGCGCGCGATCCTGCTGCCGGGCCACATATCGCCACGCTTCGAGCCTGGGCTAAAGAAGTAGACGCCGCTATCCCTTCCGATGCACCGCAAGCGCCGGATACGATCGCGCCCGCTGGTGCCGTGAATCTGGCGTGCTATCTCGTGGACCACTGCGAAGGCGAGACGGTCACCGAAGAATCGATTCAGCGATGGATCGGTGCGATGGTCAAGTCGCCACGCTATAACCCGACCGTCGAAAGCGAACTGGCGTCGATGACGCGCATGTTCCACGCTGCGTGCGCAGACCTGGGCACAATCAACGAAGCGCTGGGCCTCGACCCCGACGACGGCGGCGCGGAGCCGATCATTGGCGCGATCGAGGAATTGAAAGCGCAGATCGCCGCTCCCGTCGCCCCTGCTTCGGCAGCGCCTGAAATCGACGCGCAGCGTTCAGGGGGTGAAATCGCGCCAAACCCCGTCCAGCAAGGAAACTCGGTGCGCGGCGCTGAAGCGCAGCCCGACGTGCACGCAGCGTGCATCGAATGGGCGAACGCCAACGGCCACACGAAATACCACGAGTCGATGTGTGCCGCATGGGAAGAAGCTACGCGCCGCGCCACCCAGCAAGCCACTAAGGGCGATGAGCGGGCGGCGCTCGACGTTGAAATCTTGTCGGGGCCATGTGTCAACGTATGCGTCACGCAGGACAGCAAGCCGAAAGACCAGCGCTTCGACGTAGTGGTGATCCGAAAGACCGACTTCGACAAGCTAACGTCCGCCCGCACCACCCCTTCCCCCGTCGCGGGAAGCGCAGGGCAAGCGCCTGTTGTCGCAGCCGCACTCATCGGGCTCGCGCGTCATGTTCGCGCCGTACCGGCCTACGCGAAGTTGGTCGGCGATATGGAAATGGTCGACAGCGCCATCGGAATCCTTGAGACGTATGCCCCCACCGCACCCAGCTTGACGACTGATGCAGGGGCGGTGCTGACGGAAGCGCAGCGCACGACGATCAACGAAGCGGCGAACATCATCGCCATATTCACCGGGCACGACAGCTACGCCAATCTGAAGCAGAAGTTCGGCGACGACCCTTGGACTGATGTCAACAAGATTGCGGCCGACCTCCGCGCTCTGCTCGCCGCCCATCCCACCGAGCAGCGCATGAGCGACGCCGCGCGCGATGTGCTCGCCGAGCGTGCGCGCCAGGTAAGCGATGAAGGTTGGACGCCCTTGCACGACGACAAATATCAATGCTTCGAGCTCGCTGATGCAGCCGCGGCATATGCCATGCATGTGTCCGGATGGCCCGAACAAGCGCAGGGCGTTTGGCCGTGGGATGCGTCCTTCTGGAAACCCACGACGCCGCGCCGCGACCTCACAAAGGCGGCAGCACTGATCCTCGCCGAGATCGAGCGCATCGACCGCGCTGCTCGAAAGGGAGGCAGTGATGGCCAGTGAAAAGCCGCCGTGCGACTGCCTCAACGATTGCGGTGATGACTCCCATGTCAAGTCCGGCATCGCCGAGCCCTGCGACTTCTTCAAGCGCCGCCGCGCCGAGCGCGAGGCGCGCGAACTCGCGTCTGCGCAGACGGCGGCCGACGCAGCACGGTACCGGTGGCTCTCTCGACAGGCTGTCGCCTCCCATAGCGGCGATGACCTCATCTGCAGATGGGAAGTTGATTACGTGCTGCGCGGCGAATCATTTGATGCAGCCATCGACGCCGCCCGCAAAGCCGAGATCGAGCGCAGCGGAGGTGAAGCGTGAAAGCTCTATCCATCCGCCAGCCATGGGCGTGGCTAATCGTCAACGGTCACAAGGATATTGAGAATCGAACCTGGCCGACGCGCTTTCGTGGGCGCGTACTGATCCACGCGGGCAAAGGCATGACGCGAGCCGAATACGACGACGCACTCGCCACTGCGCTACACGTCGGATATCGCGAGTACTTCCCGACCCGCGATCAGCTCCAGCGCGGTGGCATAGTGGGCATCGCCACGATGACGGAGTGCATTGAACCGGCTTCGCGCACATCGCCTTGGCATATGAATGGCCAGTTCGGCTTCCAGCTCGCATATGCAAAGCCGATACCGTTCGTCGAATGCAAGGGAATGCTTGGCTTTTTCGACGTCCCCACGGATATCGCCACGCAGCTGCGCCAGATGTACGAACTCGGAGCCATAGCATGATAGCCGCCTACCCGCTTCAGTGGCCGGAAGGATGGCCCCGCACGAAATCCTATGCCCGCGCTCGTGGCCGCTTTAGCACCAAGCGATCCAACTCGGCGGCTCAGGATCTGTCAGTGTTCGACGGTGTCGAGCGCGTGCTGCTCGAATTGAGCCGACTCGGCATCGGGCGCGACGACATCGTCATCTCCACGAACCTCAAAACGCGCCTCGACGGTCTCCCGCGCTCCGACCAGAAAGCTCCAGACGATCCCGGGGTCGCCGTGTATTGGGAGACCAGGAAGGGCAAGCGCCGCGTCATGGCGATCGACCAATATCAGAAGGTCGCGGACAACCTCGCGGCTGTTGCGGCGACGCTTGATGCCATGCGAGCGATCGAGCGGCACGGCGGCGCACAGATCCTCGATCGCGCATTCACCGGCTTTGCGGCGCTGGCCGCGCCCGCTGCCGGACGACCGTGGCGGGAGGTGATCGGTGTTTCGCAGACCGAATGCGATCTGGCGGCTGTACGAGTAGCCTTCCGCCGCCGGGCATCCGCCGTTCATCCCGACAAGGGCGGTTCACACGGCGAGATGAGCGAACTGAATGCCGCGCTAGCCGCAGCCGAGAAGGAGTTGAAGGCATGACTGTCTACGTCGACGATATGCGGGCCTCCTATGGCCGCATGGTGATGTGCCACATGATCGCAGACAGCGACGACGAGCTGCACGCAATGGCAGCCGCTATAGACGTCGCACGGCACTGGCACCAGAAACCCGGTACGGCGCGCAGCCATTACGACATTGCGCTCAGCAAGCGAGCAATCGCCGTACAGCTCGGCGCCGTCGAGATCACGTGGCGCCAGACTGCCGCCATGACGGCGCGGCGGCGTGTCGTCGGAACGCTGGGCACGCCGGAAGAAGCAATCGACTGGCAACGCAGCTACGTGGCCGGGCGCCGCGCAGTCAACGTTGTTTGAACGCCCGCAAAGCAAGTCTGTGGAGAACGACATGCAAGCCGAACTCATTCCCGTCAAGACTTGGGCCGAACGCGTGTTTGGTGACGAGGCGCCCCATCGCAATACGTTGCGCAGTTGGGTGACCATGGGGAAAATCTCGCCCCAACCGATTCAGGTCGGTCGCCGCTATTTCGTTGAGCCTTCCGCGCGCTATATCGATCCCACTGCCGAAAAGATCCGGAGACTCACGAATGGCCGCTAGGCGCCGAAACGCAGAAAGACGAAACTGGCCGGACAACACCTATAAAAACACACAGGGCACGTACTGGTTCCGGAACCCATATACCGGCAAGACCTATGGTCTGGGTACGGACCAGAAGGTCGCTTTTTCACAGGCGCGCGCAGCGAATGCTGAGCTCGAGCGGCAGCACGGTGATGTCTCGCTCGTTGAGAGGATGTCGCAGACCGAGGTGACGCTTGTTTCGTGGTGCAAGGATTACTCGGAGCTCTACGAAAAACGTGACGTCGCTAGCGGCACTCTTTCCAACATGAAGAGCGCACTCAAGACGATTGCCGCTGCGCCGTTCGCAAAGAAAATGATCCAGGACATTCAGCCTGCCGAGATTAACCTATGGGTCAAGAGCATCGCGCAAACCGTCAGCGACGGACGCGCCGGCAGGCTCCGGAGCTGGCTTCACAACGTGTTCAATGAAGCGATCGCAGAAGGTCTGCTTAAAGCAGGCGCCAACCCCGTCGATGCGATTCGCAAGCCGACCCATAAGGTGACGCGTCAACGTCTTACGCTCGATGATTTTCTCGCGATTGTCGAGCAAGCACGCAAGCAGCCGACCACAGTTTGGGCGGCGCGCGCGTTCATGCTGGCCCTTCTCACAGGTCAGCGCCGCGAAGACATCCGCCGCATGCAGTTTCCTCACATAAAGGACGGGTACCTGTGGGTCGAGCAGACAAAGAGCCAGGGGAATACGAAGCTGAAGATCCCGACCTCAATCGGACTTCGGGCGGTCGGCCTCACGATCGACGACGTGATCCGGGAATGCCGCGACAACATCGCCTCGAAGCACGTTATCCATTACGCACATACACGGGGCCGGAAGAAGGCGGGGCGAGCCCCTAGCGCGGACGCCGTCGCCCGTATGTTCACGACCTGCCGCCAGCACGCGAAGATTGTGATCGACGAAGGTAAAACGCCGCCGACCTTTCACGAGATTCGGTCGTTGGCCGCTCGGCTATATGGCACTCAATATGGCGCTGAATTCGCGCAAGCGCTATTGGGGCACAAGAGCGGCCAGATGACCGCCCTCTACCGTGACGCACGCGGCCGTGAGTGGAAAGAGGTGCGCATTGAGGCCGGCTAA